CTCCGCTATGGTTGGTGCAGTCTCCCAGCGTATGAACGCCCCGCTCGCCAACATCGAGGTTGGTATGTCTGAACTCATTCAGAAGATGTTTGCTATGACCTTAATCTACAATAAGAAAGAAGACATCACCTTCCCATACGAAGGTTCGGTTGCTACACTCTCGAAGGAAGACATCCTCGGCCGCGCCCTCATTCGCGCCAAGCTTTCCTCGAAGATTAAACTCGAAAGAGTGGAACAGGGCCGCAACGCTCTCATGATTATGCAGACGCTCGTAGGTATTGAGGGCATCAACAAGGAAGAGCTCGTCAAGACATTGGTCCCAATTATCTCCCAAGGTGTTGTCACTCGTCAGCAAGCTGACCGCTTCGTCCAGGAACAGCAGGTCGACCCGATGCAGATTCTCCAGGCACAGCAAGCAGTGGAGGAGGCCCAGGCCGCGGCATCCCAGAACCCAATCACTCCTGACATGCTTCAAGGTATGACACCTCAGGATATGCAGGGAATCTCCGACGCTTACGGCGCCACCCAGCAACCTGGCTACCAAGACCAGTTTGCTCAACCGACAGTAGACACTGGCTACGATAATTACCAACAGGGTATTGAGTCTAATATGTCTCAAACCCCAACAGAACCATTACAGGATTTAGCATTCTAATATGAACAGAGACGAACAAGTAAAGACATTGGTTTCTAAGTACGGTTCGATTGCGGTCTCCCGGTTTTATATCCGGGGGATTCGCAGCGCCCTTTCAAACATTCGTAATGGCGTAGAGACCAATAACATCGCACTCATGGCCAAAGACGTAGGGCTATTAGCCGACAACTTAGCTAACCTCGAGACTGTGTATGGCATCGGCAAGGAAGCCCTTGACCAGATACAGACCCTCGACAAAAACATCAAATAGTTTATGCTATACTTTAGTTAAGCAGACTACTGCTTACCCTTAACAAACTAATATAGGAAAAGGAAATGGAACAAGACGCAAATGCGGTCAACACCACTCCTGTAACCGCTCCGCAAGGACCGGCGACACAAGCTCCTGCTGCAGAGGCATCTCCAGCACCAGCGGACCCAGTAGTAGACCAGACCCCAAGCACGACGACCTTCGATGAGGCTACCCAGAAGTACTTGGATAATCAGAACATCAAAGGAACTCCAAACGAAATTGTTGCAGAACTCGTTAAGAGGAATCAGCAACTTCGTAACCAACCTAAGACTGAAGCTGTAGCAGATGTCCTTAAACAAGAACAGACTGCGGCCCCGGCACAAGCTGCCCAGCCAACTCAAACAGCCCAGCCTACGCATACATTAAGTGACGTCGAGATTATGACGACGGCGATGATTGTCGAAAGACAATACCCTGATGTCAAAGTCGACGCGGACTTTTACAAAGAAATGATTGCAGATGGCATCAACCCAATGAACGGACAAGAGATTAACTTGAACCGCGTGCTCAAGTATGCCGGCATGAAACAGAAATTGGCCACCGCCGAAAAGGCCCTAGCCAATGCGCAACAGCCAGCGAACATCCCGTCCCCATCAAATGAGATTGATGACAATAGCCCAATCCAGCCAGTTCAAGAGATGACGGCTACCGCCGCAGAGAACATCATCGTATGGTCTGCACAACAGCAACGCTATGGTAAGGCTCCGCACCCACAACTAGCTCAGGCTAAAGAATTCTTGCAAAACTCTATGCGTACCAAGAAATAGATTGTTGAGGGGTTGATTAAACTTTAATAAGGAAATTAACCCAAATGGCTTTATGCGATTACGACAAAACCATCGAGAATACTCCTCTTTCCCCGGAAGACCATATTCCATTGATGGAAGTCAAATACCACCCAACAATTCTTAAAGACCGCTTTGCACAATTCGCAGGTCTCAGCTTCTTCAACCCAGAAGTAACTGTAGTTTCCCGCGACTTGCAAATCAGCCACTCCCTCATTGTTCGCTTCGAGAACACTGAGAACCCATTCAACATGGTCAACGTCTCTGACGTCACCTACAAGAAGGACCAAAGCTGTCCTCCAGTCATGGACATGCCATGTACTCCAGGTTGTATCTCGACTGTTCCAACCTGGCGCCAAAAGGAAATCCGCTTCGATAAGCTTTATCGCGTCGGCGCTTCCTGGTGTGTTGAAACCGAGAAACTTACCTATGGTACTCTCGAAGAGCGCTTCCGCAAGAGCGTAGAAGCTAACACCCACATCCAAGGTATCCTCGCTTGGAACGCATTTATGTGCCAAGCTCTCGAAGCTGCCAAGGCAACCGAGACCATGATTCCAACCGACCGCGCTTGCTTCGCCACCCATTACTATGATGCTGGTAGCGCAATCGCTAACGGTTACGAAGCTCTCTCACAGGCAATCAACTACATGAAGGTAGTCTACGGTGGCTTAACCGAATACGGTATTCTTGCTCACCGCTACTTCGAAAGCGATATGGTCGCTCCAGGCGCAACCATCTACACTGGCTTCGGCGCAGCCTCCAGTGCAAATGCAAACGCTGGTGCAACGACTGTCAACGTACCGTTGGTACAAGGCGGCTGGAAAGCTATGGGCCCACTTGGTGGCAAGCTCTTCGGCGAAACCGTCTACATCGCTCCAGACGATATCTTCTTCTACAACCCAACCATCAACACCACTACTGGTGCTATCACTGGTGGTTCGGCTGCCAACAGCTTCAACCCATTCTTGAGCGCTGATGGCAAGAAGTACTATGTCGTGATTGTCTCCCGCCGTGCATTCTTGACCGGTGTCGAGCCTCTCATGGACATGACCCACTTCCCAGCAACCTGCGAGAACAAGTACGAAAGTATCCAAGAATCCTTCTTGGGCTACAACGACTTGCTCTTCCCACGCGAAGTCTTCATCCTCGCGTTCGACGTAGCTTGCGACGGTGGTAACGGCGAAAATACTGGCGCATAGTCAGCTAATCCCCCTACCTTAGGGTAGGGGGTTTTATGAAACAAAATTTAAGATACGATAGCTAGGTATCTTAATAAGGAGAAAAAATAAATGAGTTGTTGCAATTGCGGTCAGCCAAAGAAACTTTGCCGCTGCCCGAAGAAGAGCACTGAAACTCCTGAAGTTCCTCAGCGTGCATACATCGCAGAGTGCACAGACTGCGACCCATGCCGCCCATGCGAGTCGATGGTGAAGATTTGCTCGTTCGTAACTCCGACCCTTACAGAAGGTCAGAGGTTCCGAAACTCTTTCGTTTACAATCAGGAAGACGATTCGGTCTATTATATTTCAGATGACGGCACCCCGACCCGCTTCGGTTCGAGCCCAATGTTCATCGATAACTTCAATCCAGAAGACAAGGTAATCCCGCGCCAGACCGTCTTCGACTTCGCTAATAACAAAGCCTACATCTTCAATCCAGAAGGTGAGTACGTCACGGTCGACTTAGCCGGCAACACGTCCGCCAAAAAACTTCATGTCTATTGCCCTGTGGTCACGAACTACATGGGTGGTACTGCAAATTCCGTAAGATTGGCATTTGGTCCTGCCATAGAAAACGAGCCTATCACAATTAAAGACAATGACGGGAATGATGTCTCCCCTGAGGACTTCGCGGCGCTTGGCAACGAACTTGCCGATTATACTTTTGTCATACACGTTCCGCTTATGCCAAAAGTTGGACCGGTCGGGGAGGAGGTCATTGTCCCAGAGCAAGAATTTGTGGTGAAACCGTTATATAGTGGCCTCACCTCAGATGGCGGTAGAACAATCGATGGGGTTGGTTATCAAGGTTCATACTGGGGAATACTGCAAAAAGGTGCAGATTATTACTCTGCTGAATTTACCGTTTACTCATATAGGGGAGAATAAGGATGAGAACAGTAGTTAGAAATTCATACACCCCACAGACCGGCGACTATTGCAATAAGATAGTCGTTGATGAAGATAAGGGCGTCCAGTACATCTTCGATTCAGATGGCGTCTTTTCCGTCTACACTTCGAAGCAGCAAGAAGGCGCCCCGATGTTCTACGTCGATAGCGCCGTCAACGCCGCTAAGAACGAACTAAAAACTTACGCCGATACAAAGGATGCACAGGTTCTTCAGGAGGCTAAGGACTATGCTGACACCCACTCTGGTGGTGTGTCGCAAACTTATGTCGACACCCAAGACCAGGCAATCCTCGCAGAGGCTAAAGCCTACACGGATGAACACGGTGGTGGCGGCTCAGAGACGGAACTATTCTTTATAACCGCGACCAACATAGACGACACCAACCATACCTTTACTGCCGACAAGACCTACGCTGAAGCTTTCGAGGCGTATACCGCTGGCAAGTTGCTAGTGCTGAAATATGTAGCGCTTGGGGCCGATACTGGCGAGTACACTTTCATCCCACTCAGTTGTTACATAGATTTCGATGAAGCCACTGGCTTCGTGTTCCAGTCGAGCCATACTGATGGCGGAGATGGCAGAGTGTCCGCGAGCAACGAAGATTTCTTCTTGAGTAGGTATTCAAACCAAAACACCTATTATCACGGGAGTGGCAGGGTTGAGGTTGATTCTACACTTGACGCGTATGCTACCAGTAGCCACGCTATTAGCAATAGCGCAGTTGCTACTGCTCTGAGTGCGAAAGCGAACTCTGCCGACCTTGCTACCGTCGCAACGAGCGGCTCTTATGCCGACCTCACAAACAAGCCAACCATTCCAGTAATCACGTTATCTAATACAGATATCACTGAAGGTTCGGCCCTCCCGGCCAATAACTTCTACGGTGTTTATATTGAGGAGAGCGCGTAATGGCAAGTAGCGGATGGCAAAGTGAACAACTGATTCTATCGAGGACATTCTCGCCTTCGCTAGCTCTTTATGGAAATATCCTCATAAACTCGATTACCCACACTGGTACGAACTTGAGGATTGTTGGTATAATTGCTCTTTGTCCTCGTCAGAATGGTACCTACGGTACTTGTACTTATGGATACGCCCAGTACGTAACGCCTGAAGGCGGTAGCCAAATGAAAATTGTTGACGCCAATGTTCGTATGGTTACTCCGGGGCACCCGAATTATACCCATTTAGATTACCATGTGGCCTTCGATGTTACTCTTACTGGGGTCGCGGCCACTGCCACCTCCAGAAACTTCACCGTCAATTTCTATAACCAGTCATCTTCGTATGGCTATAATAAGAATCTGACATGGACATTATACTTCGACCAGTCTGGCACTGCCCCGACCGGGCTAGATGTTACTGTAGGTACTATCAAAGATACTGAGGTAACATTTAATGTTTCAGTTAGTTCCTACGGCACCCCTTCGGCTGCAGAGGGTCGTTATATCGAAGCGGCCCTGCTCGATACTCAAACTTACGGCAACCCATATCGCTGGCAAGTCGCGCGTAATACCTCCAGTGCGGCAATTACGGTAGCCGATGATACGGCGTATGCAAGCACTGACCGTCTCAATATTATCGGAAACCGCTTGTATTACTATGGCGCCTTTGCTAAAAACACTGTGATAAGCACCAATATCGTCAAAGGCTCGCTCATTACGGCCCCGGCCTACATCACTGACGTCACGGTGGACGATGTTGGCGGAGGCGAGATGGTCATATCGGTGTTGCACAATCGTGAGGGTACTGCGGATACTGTCTATACTGAATATTCTTATAACCAGACTAACTGGACAGTGGTTCAGGAAACTTTCCGACTCACTGTTCACGGCGCGACTACGCTCTATGTCCGCCGTCGCAACAGCACCGGCACGACCCCAGTCCGCGCAGTCAGCATCGTGCCAGCCACCACAGTCAAGCTTTATGGCTCGGTCAATAACCAAGCTAAAGAGATTCATAAGCTCTACGGTTCAGTAAATGGTCAGGCGGTTCGTATTCGCAAGCTCTATGGCTCAGTCAATGGCCGCAGCAAACTAATCTTTGAGGACAACTCGTAATGACAACCAAGAAGACAGTAGCTAAGAAAACTATTCGCGAACGTCTCAAGGACATCTCCGACGTAATTGGCGCCGTCACCGTCATCGGTACGGCGTGCGTCGGGGTGGGCACCTGGTGTGTGACGCAAATAAATGCGTCCACTAATAAAAAGCTCGACGACCTATCTTCTCAGCTATCTGATATAAAGGCGGACACCACCAGAACCCAGCTCCTCACCCTCATCAACACCTCTCCCGACAACGAAGCAGAGATAATGAAAGTCGCTCAGTATTACTTCGGCACTTTGAAGGGTGATTGGTATATGACTTCACTATTCACTAAGTGGGCCGAAGAACACGGGTATACCGCTGACGAATTAACCTTTATGAAAGAGGCAACGAAATGAAAACCAGAATCCGAGATTCATATACGCCAAAACTAGGAGACTACTGCAATACATTAGTCATCGACAAAGAGACTGGTAATCAGTATCTTTTTGATGCAGATGGTGTGTGGACGCTTATCTCCACCGACGAAGAAGGCATTGTCGCAGAGGCGGTCGCCCAGGCTAACGCCTATACCGATGATGTAGCCGAAGGTAAAGTCGACAAAGAAGAAGGCAAAGGACTTTCGGAGAATGACTTCACGGACGAGGACAAGGAGAAGCTAGACGACATCGAAGAAGGTGCGCAGGAAAACGTTATCGAAGTCATTAAGCGCAATGGCGCTGCTCTTCCAGTCACGGACAAGACGGTAGACATCGCTGTCCCGACCACCACCTCCTCTCTCACGAATGATTCAGGTTACATTACGAATGAGGTAGATGACCTGGTTAATTACTACGATAAAGACGAGACCGATACTCTTATCGCCACTGAGGCTGAGACGCGCGACGCGGCCGACCTCAATTTACAGGAACAGATTGATGCCATCTCGTCAGCTTCGGATGTCGTAGATGTTGTGGGTACCTATGCCGAGCTTCAGAATTATGACACCTCAAAATTAGGCGACAATGATATTATCAAGGTCCTTACCGATGAAACGCACGATGACGCTATTAGCTACTACCGTTGGAACGACACGACTGAAACGTTTACCTACATTGGTAGCCAGGGTCCGTTCTACACTAAGAGCGAGACCGACGCGACCTTCGTTCCACAGACCAGGACAATCAACGGCAAAGGATTAAACTCGGATGTGGTTCTTACGGCGGCAGACGTAAATGCCCTACCTGCCTCCACGGTTATTCCTACGGTGAACGATGCCACTTTAACCATCCAGAAGAATGGTGCTACTGTTCAAACTTTTACCGCCAATCAAGCGACCAACGCCACGGCTAACATCGTAGTCCCGACCAAGACATCAGACTTAACTAATGATGGTTCAGACAATACCTCGACTTATGTCGAATCCGATGAGCTCGCCGCGGTAGCGACCTCTGGTAGTTACAATGACCTTACTGACAAGCCGACGATTGACTTCGAGCTAGTCGAGATGTCTTATGGCGAGAGCAATGCCTGGGCAAAGTTTATTGATGCCTATCGTGGTCATAAGATTGTTTACTGTCGTGCCTCCTCCAACTCCAACCCAGCAACTGGTTCTCAGACTCGCAAAGCCTTTATGGCCTATGTAAACAATGCCGAAAACCCAACTGAGGTAGAGTTCCAGTATGTCCGTTCGGTTAGCACCAAGACTTCTTCTCAGCCAGTAGACCAGGTGTTCGTCTATAAGCTCACCAACGCCAACGGCGGCACCTGGACGGTACAGACTAGGGATATGGGGCCAAAGCTCGCGCGGGGCACGAACACGACCGTGAGCTACGCTAATGGTACTTACACAATCAGCGCCACCCAGCCTACGGTTAACGATGCAACGCTCACTATCAAGAAGAATGGTTCGAGCGTGGGGACCTTTACGGCGAACTCGTCCACCAACACTGACGTAGATATCACGGTCCCTACTAAGACTAGTGACCTTACAAACGACTCAGGATTCATCACTAAGAACGTCAGTGACCTTACAAACTATTACACCCAGTCCGAAGTCAATGGCATGTTCAACGCTCTGAGTATTCCGACCAAGACCTCAGACCTAGTAAATGATTCAGGGTTCCTAACTTCAATCCCGATTGCATCGGCCACGACCTTAGGCGGGGTGAAGATTGGCAGTGGGCTCAATGTCGCAGCAGACGGGACAATCTCCGCCGCAGTCGCGTCTCTTGACTGGGCTAACATCACCAATAAACCTACGGATGTTTCCTACTGGACGAACGATGCGGGCTACATCACTAGCGCCGCTCTCCCAACTAAGACATCGGACCTAACTAACGATAGTGGGTTTATTACTAGTGCAGATGTCCCGACCAAGACTAGCGATTTGACGAACGACTCCGGCTTCATTACTAGCTCGGCCAACAACCTTACGAACTACTATAAGAAGTCTGAGACCTACACTCAGGGAGAAGTTAACTCTCTCCTCTCGGCAATCGTAGTTCCTACGAAGACCAGTGACCTCACCAATGATGGTGCGGACGGAACTTCTACTTATGTAGAGGCTGATGACTTAGCGACGGTTGCCACCTCTGGTTCGTACACCGACCTTTCGAACAGGCCAACCATTGGTAACGCCACCCTTACTATCCAGAGGAATGGAACAAACGTTCAAACATTTACGGCCAACGCTACCTCAAACAAGACCGCTAACATCACAGTCCCGACTAAGACCTCCGACCTGACAAACGATTCGAACTTCGTTTCAAACACCGATTACGCTACGGCTTCTACTGGTGGCGTCGTTAAGGTAGGCAGCGGCCTCGAGATTACAAATGGCGTTCTCTCCGCTACTGGCGGTGGCACGGCTGACGCGGTTGAATGGGATAACGTCCTCAATAAGCCAACCTTCTCTACAGTCGCAACGAGCGGTTCCTATAATGACCTTGCAGACAAGCCTACGATTCCGACTGTCAACAATGCGACTCTTACCATTCAGAAGAATAGCACCAGCGTCGGCACATTCACGGCCAACGCCTCATCGAATAAGACAATTAACATCACAGTCCCTACTACAGCTGCAGATGTTTCCGCCCTACCAGCCTCCACGAAGTACGGTGCAAGCATCACAGTCTCTCTCAACACGACAGACTACAAGATGACCACTACTCTGAAGGACCAGGACGGCAACACACTTGGCACGGCCCAGACCATTGACCTCCCACTTGAATCAGTAGTCGTTAATGGTAGCTACGACAGCACAAACAAGAAGATTGTCCTTACGCTCCAGAGCGGCTCTACGATTGACATTCCAGTCGGTGACCTTGTAGCTGGCCTCCAGAGCGAGATTACGAGCACAAACAAGCTCGCCTCTGACTTGGTAGACGATACAAATCAGACACACAAGTTCATGACCTCTGCCGAGAAGACGAAACTCTCAGGCATCGCTGCAGGAGCGGAGGTAAACGTTCAGGCTAATTGGACTCAGACGACTACAACTGCGGACGACTACATTAAAAATAAGCCAACGCTTGCCACGGTTGCTACGAGTGGTTCATATAACGACCTCTCCAACAAGCCAACAATCCCGACAGTAAACAACGCCACCCTAACGATTCAAAAGAATGGTACGAATGTACAAACCTTCACGGCCAACCAAAGCACTAACGCTACGGCTAATATTACAGTGCCCACTAAGACTAGTGAGCTCACTAACGACTCAAGCTTCGTAACGTCTAGTGGAACGGTGGCTAAGGCTAACCAGCTTACTACGGCTAGGACCATTGCTATTAGCGGCGGCGCAACCGGCACGGCGACTTCGTTTAACGGCACGAGCAATATCTCTATTCCAATTACTGGCATGTACGAGACATACTTAAATTGGGGGAACCAGAATTTATCTGGAAGAGTATCTCCAATCGATACGGCGATGAGCGAAGAGTTTAGCGCTAACAGGTTAGCTTATATGGATGCGTCAAAAATCACCGTAGAGTATTCTAGGGATGGTGGAAGCACTTGGGTCGACTATGGTTTGACCGCCGCCCAAAAGACTGGCCTGGTGACTACATCGCAAGCGATATATACTGGCGGGACGAGCTCTAATGCTGCCAGCAATTACCGGGTCAGAGTTAACCTAAACCCAACTAACCCATATATGGCAACCAGAAAGTTATTTGTATACATATCCACTGGTGGGGTTTCGGGTGCTCAAGTCCTCGTCGAGAGAAAGTCTATGGGCGGGACAAGCTATGAGACGGTTACAACTGCAACTATTTCTGGGTGGAGCGGCTGGAACTCAATCCCAATAAATATAACTTTTGGCGGTTCAGCCAGCTGGTCTAACAGTGACTTAAGGTTGACATTTTCTTATAGCGGAAAAAGTACAAGTTACCCTAATGCGCAATTACAGATTAGCAAGATTAGGCTTTATGGCGAAACGGCTTGGTCTGCTCCGAGCAACTTGGCGACAAATGGCCACATGTATACATACGACACATCGCAGAATGTCACCTTCCCTGCTAATGTAAACGTTACTGGCTCGCTGGGTCATGGCAGTTACACCTACACTCTACCAAACAAGAACGGCACGGTAGCTATGACATCCGACATCCCGTCTGTTCCTACAGTGAATAACGGCCAGCTCACCATCCAAAAGAATGGCACCAATGTGACAACATTCACAGCAAACCAGTCTGGCAATGTTACTGCCAATATCACCGTGCCTACCAAGACTAGCGACCTCACAAACGATTCTGGATTCCTGGATTCGGTTGCATGGGGTGACGTCACGGGGAAACCGACGTTCGCCACGGTGGCCACGAGCGGTTCGTACAATGACCTCAGCAATAAGCCAACCATTCCTACTGTCAACAACGCGACCTTAACAATCCAGAAGAATGGCACGACGGTTAAGACTTTCACTGCGAACGCTTCTTCTAATGTGACAGCAAATATTACCGTCCCAACCACGGTCGCAGAACTATCAGACGCATCAACCTACGTCACACAGAACAACCTCGTCACTCAGTTAGCCAACAAGCAGAATGTTCTCACCGCCGGCGACCATATCAACATTACTGGCAGTACAATCAAAGCAGTCGATTATGTTCACTCTGAACAGCCAGTGTCTACCTCTGCGGTAACTCCAGTCGTGACAGGGAGCATGATAAGTAATGGTACAATTACAGCAGATAAGTTGGCGTCTGGCGCGACCTTGAAGCTCACCTTGTCTACCTCAGATATCGGCGAAGGTTCCGCCCTCGCAGCTAACACATTATACGGAGTATATCAATAATGGCCACATACATTAAGACACTCAAAGAAGATAATGGGGATATCACCTATCCGCAAACAAAAGGTTCTGCCGTTTTACTAGATGGTGGCTCGGACCTTGAGACGGTATTGGCGACTAAGGCTGACGCTTCTACGGTCAATCAAAAGATTACCGTAGGAGACGTCCAGTCAACTGATATTGTGGCGAATGCTGTTACTACTGCTAAGATAGCTGACAGCAACGTCACTGCCGCGAAGCTAGCCAGCAACTCAGTTACGACAGCTAAGATAGCTAACGGCGCGGTTACCTCAGATAAATTGGCATGGAGCACTCTTACCAATTATCATTCGATAAGATATATCGGCACATTTAATGCTACAAGCACCGCCCAAACAGATGTACCAACGTTGACTTTTACCTGCGATAAGGCGGGAACTTACTTCCTGGCAGCGGGTGGAAACTTTCAGATTTATGGTTCGTCTTCCGGCACATATCCTCGCATAGGCATCTATAAAAACAATCAAAGGTTAACGTACGCGGCCCTCTCTATCAACGGGTATACTGGCCAGCAAACATGGTCTACCTTTACCACCGCACAACTCGCAGTAGGAGACGTGGTGAAAGTGTCTATTCATGGCGGCGCCATTCAACTCTATGAAGGGCAAAACCTTTTTGCTATTCGCATCGGTTAGTATGTTATAATCAAAGTGCCATCCAGGCAGAATAATGTGTATGATTTGCAGGTGCGCCATCGCCGGTATAATCAGCAAAGAACCACCTTTGGGTGGTTTTTTGTTCTTGACTTATCGGCAAAAATGGAGTACTTATCGTGCTAAAATATAGTTAAACCATTAGGGTTTCAATTTAATAAAGGAGAAATTATACAATGAGCTGCAGCTCCTGTATGCATCGCGAAAACCCTTGCGGTTGCAAAAAGAAAAAGTCGTGCGACGACTGCCCAGTAGTTGACTGGGTCCCGAACACTGCTTGCACCATCGGTGTGACCATGAACGGATGCACGGACACTCTTGAGCTCCGCCCGGGAATTCAAAATTGCGAAACTAAAACCGTGTTCAGTCAGAACCCTGTAACGGGCTGTCTTGAATACCAAAACGAACTTTATGTTGCTACTGATGGCGCAGAGGGATACATCATGTCCGTCTGCCCTGTTGATATCGCTAAATTTATTAACCTTGAAGACCTCGCTAACGTCGAAGATGAACAGCCAGAGAACTGTTCTCTCCTCGTTTACCGTGCTGACGCTAACTGTGGCCCTGGCTGTACGGGCGTTTCTGACACCTGGTACCACTGGTACGCTTCTGAGCATCTGACCAATGGTCTCCACTGGGTTGCCGGCTTCAACGAGAACGGTTGTCTCGAAGCTCTTGATGTGCCACCTCGTGTAGATGAATACTGGTGGGGTATGTATCGCCCATCCGATACTGGCAACGGTGTCGAGTTCGGTTACATTCAACCAGAAGAAGTCGACCAGCTCCCAACGGACGAGAACGGTAACATCCTTGTTATCTCTCAGGAATCGAACGGCAAACCAGTTGTCGGCAAACTCAACGCTGACTTCTGTGCTGGCGCCGTTAAATTCACTAACCGTAACGCTGACCCACAAGGTCGTGGTTTCTTCACTCCGAATGCCACTACGGTTCAGGAGTTCAACGTTACCCCAGATAACGACCCGAACTGGCGTGCCCCAACTTGCGGTCTGATGATTGTTAACTACTGCGTTAACCTTCTTTCCCAGGAGGCTACTGGTACTGGCCTCGCAGAAGTGGACGTCACCTGTATGCTAGATAACCAGACTTGGACCGACGCGATGGAGGCCATCGACTCTACTCACTCCACTTGGACACTCGACGCAGGAAAGTCCTCTAGTGTTTCTGAATCATGCTGCGCTACGATGATTGTTCCTAAGGGTCGCACTATCAAACTTCACGCACGCAACACTGGTGACGATGGCACTGGTATGACTGCTTGGTCGGGCAGTTGGCGCGTACACGCGGTTAAGGCTTCCTTCATTCCGCTAACACTTCAATAGGAGAATATATGAGTAATTGTAACGACTACCCTGTAAACAATATCGACGCTGAAGACGTCCCTACCTGGGGAAAGAATGTTCTCCCAGAAGATGGCTACCTTTTAATGGCAGCAAAACAGGTCGACCAGCAATGTGGCCGCGCCCTTCCGTTCCTCTATCACTTACCGATTCATATGGTAACGCCGGGTGGAACATTCCAGGGCAACACCTATAGCGCTAATGGTAACGGCTTCACTATTGAGTGGGCCGCTAACCAGGTTCGCGCTGGCTACACCTACAACAACACCCCGAATGATATTCGTCTAGCTACGGCTGGAGAGAATCGTGCCCAGTATCTAATCCTCAAAAAGGATGATACGATTGACGGCAACTACATTATCCAGGGCGCAGGTTTTTATACCTTCACTGGTGGCCACGAATACATTCCTGGCTACGCCTACTACTTAGGCGAAGACGGTGTTCCTACTACCAGTAGCGCCTACGTCAATGGCGCTCGCCAACACCTCTTTGAGGTAATTGACCACTCAACAATCCTCATCAATATCTACACGGAGAACGAATAGAATGAAGAACTGCACGGTAGCTGCTGAACAATCTGGTAGCACGAAGATGGTAAAGACGAACAGTCTTCGCCAATTCAACTATGCCCAGATTCTCGGCGTCCCGACCGCTGCAGGAATGAAACCCGTCATCTACCCTATCTGGCTCCACTCAAAGTGTCCAGGTGGGGTGAGGGGGATTGTTTTCTACGGTGGTACTTTCAGCGGACGCTGTAATTGGTATGACCAAAACAAGGTCGAAGAAGAATGCGAAGACACTTTCGTTTATAAGTACAACAGCCTCGAAACAATCGTCGATGAAGAGAAGGGGGAAACCAGTTTCCAACGACACAAAGGTTACGCCCACCTCAACTTCCCAAAGAAGAAGACAGTGTACAAGGGCATGCCAATCTACAAGGCGCCTTACACTATCAGAGGATGCGATAACGATTCATGTTGTTATGGCTACCCTATCGACAACGACAACGAGGTTGAGACCCCACTAGAAATCCCACGTGCGGTCAAACAGAAGACTAAGAAGAAACACCGCATCACTACTCATAGTGGTTGTGGGTGTGGGAGCAAGAAATGATAGGAAATTATTTAACTGTTTCAGAATTCATTGATGAGTTCCGCAAACAGGTAGGAGATACTACCTGCGAAATTCCTGCGAAATCCATCATCAACTGGCTCAATGTTATCCTCCGCAGACTAGCTCGTTCACAAGGGCTAGATGTTTTGTTCCGCTACCAGGATACATTCGAGCTTGCTAACACTAATAAAGACGGTAGCAAGAGTACAAGCTGGACGCTCCGTGGATTTAAGACCGATGACAAGGTGGATTCCCCACGCATCGGCACGATTATCGACGTAGAGTCCTTGCTCATTCTCGAGGCTGACGATTGTCGCCTCCATCACAAAGACCTCTGCTACCTTCCGTTTATGTACTTCCGCCGCGAATACCCATTCCCAGAAGACAACGATTGCCTCACCGCCTTCACCCTTAACGAGTTCGGCGGGGACACGAAGTTAATCTTCAACGCCCCAATCGAAGGTCATGTCGTAGTGGATATGGTCTACACCGCATTCCACCCACGCATCACCTCGGATAAGGAACTTGTTAGAGTCCCTTATGCTTACCTTGACATCGTGATGGAGGGCGTGAAGATTCAGATGAACATCGAGAGCGCCGATATGGCCACTGCAAGAGCTTTATATGAAGACTGGGATTACCTAGTAGCCGAAGCTCGCGAGCGATTGCACCGTCAGAAATCAACACTAGGCTTACGCCAGGTGAGAGGGAGCTTTTAGTCTATGGCCCGTAAGAAAGGTATTGCACAGGATTCGCTATACTCTGGCGCCCGCTGGCAGCGCCAGTATCCTGATGCATATTCGAGAACTACTCAGACCTGGCAGACGAGGACGGGCCGCCGCAACTATGAGTTCTCTACCTTCAGTAACCTGCTAGGTCTCAACACTGCGTTCGATGACATCCACAAATCGGATGGTGACTCTCCGTATCTTAGGAACGTGAGGTATATGGGAGAGAAGCAGGACATCCAACGCGCTCAGGTCACCAGTAGAAACGGCGCCGAGCTTCTCGGAATCAAGTCCTACGACACTATTCCTGCCCCTGAGGCAGAGTATTTTGTAGAGATGTGGGAGGGCCGAGCATTAGAGTTCGACCTGCCGAAAAGAGAGACCCTCCTTATTGGTGGCGCCTTAGAAATCCGTAATCTCGAAGGGGCCAAGGGTCGACTCCGCATCTTCCTCAAAGAGACTGGCCAACGCGCAATCTGTGACGCAAATATTCCACTTGAAGAAGTCAACAACACTAAATACAACAAGCGTGTATTCCGCTTCATCAACCCAATTAACTTGAAGAATGGTGCCACGCTTCGCCTCGAGATTGAGGGTGACGTCGCTCCTGATGATTGCGGCGAGACTCCTACTGGTAGGACCATTCGCCTCCGCACCACTGGACAAGGCACACACCGCCAAGCAGACTTCTCCCGCCCGAACGTTAACGAATGTATGCGTGAGGTTGCCTATGACTGGACCGAAGAACCTGGTCTCATCTGTATGGAGCAACATACTTGTGATGAAGTCCCGATGCTTCGCGGCACCCAGGTCTGTACAGATGAAGGTAAGTTCTTAGTCTTCCCAATCAAAAGCGCAAACGAAATAACGTTATGGAGATTCAATGTCGAAGAGAAAACTTATACACAAATTGATACCACCGACGCTCCTGTTGACCCTAGGAGTACTGCTGTACGTTGGGCTCAGGGCCTTGGTAAACTTTATTTTGTCGATGGCTATTCTCCTCTGCAACGTGTTGATATTGCTACTTGGAAATCCGAGTTAGCTATAGCCAAGCAGGAGGACATTGACGTCGAGGGCGTTACTCCTCAGGACATGCAAGCGCAACCTGGCGCGTCCCTAATCATCAGAATCCGCCAGCGCATCTTCCTCGCAGGCTTCGCCGACGACCCGAACTTCGTTCAGTACAGTATCTTGAACTCTCTAACAGGAGACGCGGACAATCCATCAGAAAACGCTGGCGTCCAGTACGACCAGTTCTCTGACATCTCCTGGTTCTATTCCCCAGATAAGAGCCCGAAGGATTCTACCTGCGGTCCAATCACCGCCCTCGAACAGTTCGATGACAACCTGATTATCTTCCGTAAAGACGGCTCGTCAGTCTATTCGGTTGGCTCAGAATTCTCCGCCCCATCCCAGGCCGACACATTCGCCTATAACATCGGGGTGGAGCGTCAAGAGGACGTCTGTAATATGAACGGCAACCTCTACCTCTACAACAAGAGTGAGGGCTTCCGCCGATTCAGTGGGGCCGAAGCAACCTTCCAAAGTGCGAAGATAGACAACGAACTCAGGAAGATTCCGACCGATTCACCTCGCTTCATGATTGGCCATGCCAACAAGGTTCGTATGTACTGCGACCTCAAGAATCGCGGCTATGCCGACCATGCGTTCCTCTTCATGACAATCCTCGCCCAGTCCAGCCCATGGTACTGTGACGATAATGTGCCAGTGTGTTGGGCGGTCGGCGACCAGACCTCAGATACTATCTATGCGATGCACGCCAACTACCCGGCCATCTACATCGTCGATAGTCCAGAGAAGTATAGCGACTTCGATAGCTCGATTGATATGGAATACCACACCCCGTACAAGAGTCCAGGCTCCATGAACGGATGGACGATGCTCAGAAGGACAATCCTTCGTATCGTAGCTTCCGGCACCAACGCCTGGTTCATTGGCCTCGACTTCGACCACAGAGATAAGCCAGCGGTCTGGAGGAAATATGTCCAGTACCAGGAAGATGAGGGTGTACCTTCCGAGGCTGTGTTCGATGCGAACGAGGAAGTAGGCACGAAGGTAATCAACCTGATGCTCCGAGCGAAAGTTCGAGACTATCAAGTCCGTATCAAGGTCAGCACCTACGACGACCCGGCAATGCTTATGTATATATCAAGTGAAGTTGGTTCAGTGAGGGCGCTATGATAGATAGATTTACAAGTAGAGCGATGCGCCGAGCCCCAGACCAAACGGTCTACGGGCTCAACCAGCTCGCTCAAGATATTAAAGGAATGAAATCGTCTCTCCGTATCTTATCGGAAGACGGTAGTGTTATAATCGTAATAGGAAACCAGCCCATGGACCCAGCCACAAAGAAACCATACGGCTTTGGCGTGCGCCGGTACCTAGTTAAAGGGGACAGACTCGTCCCAGATGGAGAACTACAATGGAATTAGAGCAGACACGAGACATTCTCCAGCAAGCTATGGACCAGCAATGGTTGGATAACCAGAGGGCTGTGGATGCAAATCGTATTCTCGCCGACCAGAAAACTGCTTATGAGAATGAAGCTCGAGGAACATATTACTCGGGCCTCCCTACTTGGCAACGCGCACAGAACGCTGTGAGTGCGGCCGAATCTTTGAATGATGTTAACAGCCAATACGCCCAGAATAAGGTGAAGATTTGGAACAGCGTCCAGAACACCCTAGACCAGATAGCTTCATATAATGAGGCCGCCGCCGCCCTCGGCGCTGGCACGACTGGTATCGCTCCAGGCTTCAGCACTATGGGTACTTCTTCTCAACCAGTCTTCTTGAATGGTAAACGATATAGATATGTTAATGGCAGATTACAGGAGGTACAGCAATGACAATGTATGCTGATAAGACTTATGCGATTGTTTTACCAGGCGGCAATGGCGGAGAGGTTATACTGGCCGACCCGGGGAGTGTGGACACGGGTGTCAGAAGAGTGTCAAACTCAGCCGCAGCGGGTGCATCAGCGGTCGCGCCTACCTTCGAGTACACCCCACAAGACATCGTGGACACATATGCTGTCCTTGCCCCGATGGCTACGGACTACGCCAATGCCAACCTAGAAAGAGCCGGCCAGGCTCAAGCTTCGTATGGCCCACTAGCTCAAGCGGCAATGGGGGGTTCCCAGACCGCTGGCATCGGCAACTACACTTACAACCGTCTCGTCCGCCCAGCCGTAGATACCATGCGTGACCAGTTAATCGTGGAAGGTTATTCTGCCGCCCTCAACAAACAATTGAGCGACAGCCTCAACGCTGCCAAGAGAAACTATAATCGTGCGACCAGGAAGAGCAATCCGTCCACCGACCCGTACACTCCTGGTAGTGGCCAAACTAAGATTGGTGGATACGACGACGTAGACACCGGGGCAGGGAGCTCGAAATCTCCGCTAGTTCTATACAATACGTACACAATCACGGACGCGGATGGTAACTCAAAGACATACCGTAGACCAGAGATTATGAAAGAGGACCAAGAATGGTACAACTGGGTAGAACGTCAGCGCAAACGGGCGGAAGCTGAAGGTAAAACATTTAAGTATGGGAGTTAACAATGGCTATTAGACCAGGTTTCGGCATTACTAACATAGTGGGCGGCGGTGCGCTCGACAACTTTTTGCCCGAAGCAAATAAGAATACGGAAAACCAATCGACCGACCGCGGCTGGCTGCCGGCCCCGTACAACGTTATTACTGAACCAGTAGATGCTGGAAACAATACGACCAATTACGGCAACAACTATGCCGCATCTAAGAAAGCGTTCGACGAACGTGTGGCTAGGATTGACCAGACCGAAGAGGCCGCAAACCTTCGCCAGGCTTGGGCCACTCCGCCACGTGTCGGCATAGAGAATGGGCGCCTTAAATTAACCGGCTCGACACAGTTCTTAGCCAGCGATACGGCGAAACAGCTCCGCAGTATCTTCAAAGAGATGGAGGGACAAACCTATAACACTGAGTCCCTCAACCAACAAATTGAAGCTTGGAACGTAGACCTTCAGAAGATGGCAGAGGCTAATATGAAGAACCTCGACGCACTCAACGAGATGAACTACTCCATCTCTCAGACGGCTACAGGCCCTAATCCCCATATGCTTACATACGCAGACCTCTTGCGTATCGGAAATAACGTTGCGGTCGGTAAGCAAGAAGACGCACTGAACAGCGACAAACTTATTTTCGTGGGGTATGAATGGGATGACGAGGGGAACCAGATTCCAAAATACATGACGGCTAAGGAGTTTGCCGAGGAGTTTAACAGCACCCCTGACCCAGTGGGACACGCAAAGGATTTGGCCGAGGCTTGGGAGAATCGTAGCGCCGATACTCTTATCAGCGGAAAGCGCCGTGCCTGGTCTCAACTCAATGCCCAAGCAGCAGAGGGTGACCCTGGTGCCATTGCAAAACTTATGTACTTGCAAGGCGGTAGCGAGGGCGGTCCAGCCAACGTTGTAATGTCTGGAACAGAAAGGTTCAACGATTTTGTCTTTATCACTTCTATCAATGCGATGAACGGTCTGACCGCTGGCCTAGATTTTGCTACCGAATGGTATAACGCTCCGTTCGGAAACATCTTTGGGCTACCTCGCCTTATTGGGAATATCAACAATGTTGCAGAAAATGGTGGAGACTGGAGTAAGTTCTGGGAGTCTGACGTTGTCGATAAACAAGTAGAGGAAATGAACGACGCTGTCTCTTGGGCAAACAGTTATTTCTCTGCAGTGACTCCAGGCTCTACTATGCTTGGTGCCGCATTGGGCGGCATTGAGGGTACGATTGCGTCTATAGCCTACAACGTCGTGTCTGCAAGCATTGGCCAAGAGCTGGCAGCGCAAATCGTGAATAAAGGGATAACCGCTGCGGGTAATGCCCTTGAGTTATCCGGCCATGGTGTTAGAATCTCCGCCACTATTAGCGGCGCCGCCGGAAAACTCCAGGGCGTCACATCAATGAACGGAAGCATGGTAACGGGAACCGGCTATACCATCGCCAATGCCACCAAAGGAACAGCAGAATTAAGCGTTGTTCTTCCTAGGTTCTTGGTAGAAAAATTCCCAGGCATTGCTAGAGTGATTACTGAGGGCGCGTTCTCTATCCAGGCCGCCTCTCAAGGGGCTCAATTAGCTGGCATGGCAGGTTCAGATGTCGGCGTGTTCGTCACGAATACAAACCCAGCCTTCCAATCACTGTTCAACAACGGCACCCAGTCGCTCGCGATGATTACTCAAGGAGCAAAGACTGTTGGCAACAGCTTCATCCTCAGCAAACAGGCGCTAGATTCAATGCGCAACTGGTCGACTGGTATTCGTCTTGGCCTCAACCTGTATATGGCTGGCAACTATTTTGCTATCCGCCATATCGATAGGTATCTCCGCGACCAATACAACGGCAAGGATGACGGCGACATGCTAACATATGTCGCGACAAACACCGCTAGAGACGTTGCTATCTCTGCCGCGTTAGGAGTCGGTGGAGCTACCATCAACCACTTCAGACAGATTTCGAAGATGAGTAAAATAGCACCTACTCGTGTGGTTGATGCCGCTCAAGTAGGGGCAGACAACTCGGCAAGCGGATTCTATACTTCAACCGCCTCCGCCCAAGCGACCGCTCAGACCAAGGCGGAGCCAGCACAAGAGACATACGTCGAGCTAACCAAGCTCTTTAACTCATCTATGACTGCCAACGGGGAAAGGTTCTTCGTTCCTAATGACGCCGCTCAGGCTACTGTTGTCCCTGGCTCATCCAGCGTGGCTGGCCCACAGGGTGTTGCTACAGCGACTGGCATCATCAAAGATAATAAGCTGATTCGTTCAAGAATCGTCCCGGCAGTGGGAGGGTTCAACGTTGTTTCTAGCGCCCGCGACCTTGCGACAGGAGAGGAAACTACGGATGTCACCTTCCATTTAGACTTCGACAGTGCGAATGATGAGCTGCAGAAAAGCACCGTCCCGATTGTGAACCCTAAAACACTAGGCAACTCCGACCTCGCAGTGAGTGCAAACGTTGCCCCGCTTTCAGTTGACGGGCTATCCGCTATTCGCCACCTCCCTGACGGTACCTCCAGGCTACGCATTTCGAACGATGTCTTGTATCTAAAGCCAGAAGAGTTCGAACAGAAAGTATCTGACATCGTTGCTCAGATGACCCCAGAGACGGCGGTCGAGTTTACTAACTCAGTCCGCAGTATTGACTTAGATAGTTTGGCTGCCCGTATTTACGGAGAAGGCCCAGAGCTTCCAGCCCCACAACTTCGCGTCCCAAAGAATGCTGAAGAGGCAAAAGCTTTTGCTCGTGATGTTGCCACCGCAAGAGCCGTGTCGCAATACAATGGAGACCGCGGCGTCGTCATCCCGACCAAGATAGATGCCGATACAGTTGACATCGTTCGCCGCCGCCGCATGGTCAACGAGCGTACGTTCGTAGGAACTACAGAAAACGACTACCAGCAAACCGAATATAACCCGATTACCCTACATACAAACCTCGCCTCAGGCGAAGAAAACACTTGGTCAGGCGACGCCCCAACTGGCGCAATGTCGTACGCCATCGGTGAGGACACTGATTATCTCTTCGCTGAAGATATAATGACAGCGAAGGACCTCAAAAACACTTATCGAACGACTGGTAAGATAAAAGACTATAACGACTTCTTAGCTTTGGCAGCGCTTGGGCATATAAGTGTTAACGGAACTGGGGTGCTCGATATTGACCTCATCCCTACCGGGGAATGGGATAATATAGAAGAAGCTGTATTCAGACAGAAGTTATACCCTAGAACTCCAACCCTACGCCATAGCCTTAAAGCATATAAAGAAATGCTTGATAGTGGTGTGATATCCCCCGACAGGATTCATGAGGGTATTGAGTTCAGAAAAACCTTCACTCAAGAAGAAAAAGCGCTTAAATTCCTCGACCAATATGAGAAGTTCCTTATTAAGAATGTCGAGCGTGCGAGAAAATGGTTGGATAAACAGACTGGCTCACGCCCGCAAAGCTACGTACTTGAAGATGGTTGGCAGAAACTTCGTGGCACTGCAGAAAACATGTATAAAGATACGTTGCGGGAAGGCGTCAGGAAAGATTTAGCCACAAATGGGAAAAGAATCGTCAACCCAATAGTTGTCCCTGCGCAGGTAGACTTTGAAAAAGGTATTGCGTTCTTCGCTCCTGGTGAAATCCGTTTTGCGAATAAGGTAGCAAATGGTAACGATGACGCCAGCGAGTATCTAATCCATCTACCAAAAGGTACGAAGGTCGTCCAGTACGCATACCCATCCACTGGCTATGGGACAAAGTATGAATGGGTAGCAGACTTATCTAGCGGTTATAATGACGCTGGTAGAGAAATATTGGACCCAGATGAGGGGTCTTATGGCCCGAAAGAGCTGTTCGTCAATAACCCTAATGGTAAAAAATACACCCCTAAGTCGTTAGAATATGACCCATCGACGTACATGATACACGACAACGACAATCGCTTCAGCTCTGAATCATACACGCAGGTCGGTAAAGATTTATTAAAGCCGACCGGTGCTGTCACTGGGCATACTGACGACGAAAAATACAATATGTATGAACTGACTAAACCTTCTGGCGTGGTCAACCGCATCAACTCATTTTTAAGAAAATACGGTCCGATAGAAGACAGTATAGAGAATAGATGGAAAATTATTAAAGAAGACCAATTTCGTAATGGGGATGTTAGTTCCTGGAATGTCTCAGCCACCCCAGGCTTCTTGACCTACACTATTAAGTCTTTGATTAGAGCAAACGATTTTAGTGTTAACGATGATTATGTTTTGACTGAGGGCAGTGCACTTTCTAAAGAATTAGCAACCGCAAAACACGCTGGAAAAAACGCAGTCTCACAATTCATGAACGAATTAGAGGACGTGTTACGCGATAATGTTATTCAATATCTTCGCGACAATAATTTGATGAAAGACGGTGATTACGTTCTAGCTTACGCTATTGGGCAATCCGACGATTGGGATACAAGACTTCCAGACAAGGTAGTAGAAGACACCATTTCGGCAGTTGATGACTTGGTAGAAAAATATAAAGACAAGATACCATCTGGTTATTCTAAATATCTACAACAGATTATAGATTACGGAACCCGTGGGTCACACTCGGTAGAGAATGTACCAATGCTGTTCACCCATAGAGGGCTGAACGATATAGGTAATAACATAAACCGAGCTAACGCCGATATCCCGTTTGTCTCCGCAATGCCTGGCGACCATATAACCACCAATGACTTCATGTTCACCTCGTTTAATGCTATGGCTCCGTTCTATTATTCTGGCTCGGCCCCATCAGCGACAGGACATCAGTACATATTAACCATCGGAACGCCAAAGGGGGGCGAGATATATTATTACGGCGACAGAAATAGCGACTTCAACTCACGCGTCCACTATAATGACGGCGGCGCAGCCGTAATTCCAATTGGTTCCGGGATGACCGTGACATCTAGGGTGGAGCTTACCCCAGATATTACTTGGCTCACCCTAGTTCGGGACAGCAAAGACGGAACTCCATATTCCGGCCCAATCGATAAAGATGTAAGGACAATAGAAGAAGTAAACGTCAAGCGTCGCAAGACGATTGACGTCGAGACCCGCACGCCACGCAAATATGTTGTCACTGAGAATGGTCTGACGAAGGAAAGCTTCTCTGATGTACAGGAAGCGCTCGATTATAAGGCTCAAGGCGACCGCCAGATTTATGAGCTTGACTCTGACACCCCAGTAATGGACCGCCCGCCAGTTACAACCGATAGCCTCTACAATCCAGCAGTACGTTCAGAGAGTGCGGCGGGCAAGATGCCAGAAGACACTACATACGAGGCTCCGAAGTTCGATGCTTCTGGTCACATCGAAAGATTCAACGACTTAATGGCATCAATGCCACTGCTCCGTGAATCCCCGACAGACTATACCCAGGGTATCGTGGATATCGCTCGCGAAGTTCAGGCCGTCTACAACGGCATCGCCGAAACTGTAGATATGCCAGCCCTGTATGAAGACTACGCACGTCAAATCGCAGAAGATGTTGAGCAACCAACAGTCTCTCCAGAGCTCAGAGAAGCGCTCTCGCCGCTTTCTAGTATGCTCGATGCTCTAGGTCATTACTTCGACCCAAGCGGAAGTAGCTTGACCCAGGACTTCTACCTTCCGACTGGCGCTCCAAGCAAGAAGTTAGCCTCGGTTGAGGACGCGCTCCTCCACCCAGATAGAGCAGTAGACGTAGATAATCCAGCCGCGGTTACCTTTGATGAGATTCTGGTAGACCCTATGCGCATTGGCGATAGCGGTTTCTGGGAGAAAAGGTCGGGCGAGTTGTTCCGCGACGAAGACGGCAACTTCACCATGGCTAAGGCAGGTACTCTTGAAGAGAACTTAATCGCCTATACAGTAGCGGCGCTCACTCGTGGGCAAAACGCTCTGCTAGTGGCGGCTAATGATGAGGTGGCATTCGCTAAGTTCGACCGCAACCGCAACCCAATCTCTACCACCGAGGCACTTAAAGGCCTGAAGGGCGCAGATAAGAACCGCCAAAAGATTCGTGCGGCGCAAATCAAGAACGCTCGTGGCTACGACAAGAAGCTCAAGAACGAGAAAATTAACAAGCTTGAAGATAACTACGACGATAAGAATGTTATCGACGCGATTGAAGAGACGTACGCAGCGAAAGACTTCGCTAAAGATATTGATTACACCCGCAACGTAGCGGAGAACTCGAGGATATTAGGTTACCGCCGCACCCTAACAATCAATAACCTCAAAGGTTCAGCGTTGCGCTTCGGCTCGAACAACGGCTTTAGGGGCATCGCCAACGATATTCGCAGAGCATCTCATATCAAGGTGACCGGCACAAAATGGGTGACCAGATACGGGGAGAAAAGGTGCGTTGCGTTCGGCTTAACCGACGCTCAAATGGCAGAGACCGAGGCTACGGTCTCAGAGCCAGCAGTGAATCTTGGTGATTCAGCGATGATGCTCTTCGCACCAGACCGTGCGGCCGGAGCATTCTATAGAACCATCCTAGACCAGAGCGAACAGTGGGCCACTCAAGGTGGTAGGGGGCTGTTGAACGACATCAAAGACTTTGCGCGCCAAAACTTTCCACTCTTGTCCAATCCAGAGAAGGCAGCGGAAAAACTCTTCCAGCAACTCACTCGCAACTTCAACGCCTATAATGACCCGACTGCGCTTTACTTAGCCAACCAAGAAACAATCTCTGCTTGGATAAAGAATAACGCGGTACGAAACATCAACTCGGCAATTCAAATGGCTGACGTTGATGCGATGGATGACCGCACAATCGACGCGATTGACCAGATTATGACTAAGGCATTGGTGGGTTCGGCCGTTTACAATAGCAAGATTGTGTCTGCCCTCCAGCGTGCTACATACGCCGCCACCCTATGGTTCAACCCAAGCCCGATGGTCGGCAACCTCCTCTCCGAGCCAGCCCGTGGCATCGACTTCTTCGGTTACAAAGTATTCGCTAAGGCGATGAAGCAGTTTATCAGCCCTAAGGCTAGAGCAGTCGCAAAGACCGAACTAGGAGACCTAGATTCGTACCTTAATAATGACCCTGAGTTGGTAGGATTGGCGGCGCAGGTAAAATCCAAATTAACAAGAGCATTCGATTCGTTCGAAAACAAAGCAATGTCCCCGCTCCAGAAGTCTGAAGAGCAGAAGAACTTACTGTTCTGGATGATGGCGAAAGAGAACGCCAAGTTGATGTATCCTAAGGACCCATCTGCCCAGCTCCAAAACGCTCTCAGAACGTTCAATGATGTGGCAATTGCTGGTGGTCCAGGTACAACTCCGGGTGTAGCGACTTCGAACCTTGGTCGTATGGCCTTCATCTTGAAGACATTCTCCCTCCGTAACTGGGACGACTTCATTGAAATGACAGAGCAGATAGGACATGGACGCTCTGGCTCGTTCAAGTGGGACCGCACCCGTAGAGGACGAGACACTGGCGGACAAGGCGGATATAGTTCAACGGCTGGAAGCAGGAAGTTCAACTATAAGAAGGCTGGTCGCTTCCTCGGCGGCACGCTTCTACGTCGCTACCTATTGTGGCTGTTCGTCCTTGGACCACTCGGTCGCTCCATCTGGGACGCCCTAGGCGGTGACCCAACTGGTCTCACCGAGAACTATTCTCGTGGTCTGTACGATGATGAAGGCACGGATGAATACGAAGGTATGACCCCGCTCGACAACATCATTAACCACATACCTACCGGGTTCATCTTCGGCACATTAAAAGATTTCTACTTCGCAGCCCGTAGAGCGGGAGTGGAAACAGGAGATTTCTTAGGCCCAATCGATATTGAGCGGGACGCTCGCCTCCAGAAAGACCTTAAACAACATCTTCCACTAGGCGTAATGACCCGCCGCGTAGGTGATATGCTCGAGTTGATGGACCGTGGGTACTCATATAACAGCAACGGCAATAAAACCTACGCCGCCCCGCAGACACTGCATGATGTTTTACTCGGATTCACCCTAGGTAAGAACGCAACCTCAAACGCACAAGCATACAACAAGTATCGTTATGGTGCAGTGAATATCTGGGGAGATATCTTCGAGGGAGATTGGCTCGACTTTGCCATGAGCGCCAACCCGTTAGCGGGCGACCTCAATATGGCCAAGTTCGACACCACCAGAACCGACTATAGTGGTGTATTCCACGGCAGTTATAACGACGTGCCAGTAATGCAAGCGGCCGTAGCAGACCTACGTGAGCGCAGGGCGACAATCATTCGTGAATACAATGAAGACCTCGAGAAGTTCACTGGCGAATTTGAGGGGCTAACGGATGAACAGAAGAAGGCCAAGGCTGCAGAGCGCAGAGAGGCTAAGATTCAGACCTTCACTGAAGATGTACAGAGGCTAGTAGATGAGTATCAAAAAGCTGGCAGCGCTCTAAGTGACAAGCAGATTAACACATTGATGTACCTGTTCGACTTCAATGAGGGTGACGATGATACCTATGACAGCCAGATTGCTCGTGAACGCTATGTCCAGGCAGAACTCCCAGACGTGTCAACGAACATCGTACCTAAACAAGATAAAGACACTGGCGAAGTGACCGAACCAAATTACTTCCAGCGCTCGCTCGTCTACCAGAACGCTGTCCAGGGTAGATATGGCATCCCTCGCGAGGCGGCTAAGGCAGTAGATTCGGCGCTCGCAGACTTCAAGAACGTTTACAAAGAGTACAAGAAGCGCGTGAGCGAGCTTAACGATAAGGCCTACTCGGCAGCTAAAGGCTCGGCGGACCGCAAGAAGTACCAGGCAGAGGTAGAAAAAGTCCAGGAAGAATATCTGAACCAGCTCTACACTGCATTAACCCCAGTGGTCCAGCAATACGGCACGGAGGTTCTCAGCTCGAATGACGTGATTGAATCTCTCCAGCCATACATGAGTTCGATGGTGCCGTACAGCTCAATCAAGAAGTACGGTCTCCAATACAATAACGGCAACGACATTGTATGGGGCCAGCTCTCCGACTGGGTGAAGAATAGGTGGGGCGCGACCGCACCGACTGCTGGCTCAGACCCAGAGATTACCAACGGTATCAAAGAGATTAAGTCGCTTAAAGACCAAGGTAAGATATCCCAGGCAAAGAGTCAGGCAAGATTGCTACTTGAAAGGATTGCGCGTGGCTCGCTCTCCGCTCGCAATAACGATGTAATAGAGCTACGGAGTTTACTCTATGACTAAAGAAGCATTGGAACTGGTGGCGCTCGATATTCAGACTGAGCGCCGCCGGCGCAACAACCAGCTCCTCCAAGCAGTGCAGGGGGAGTTGGACATCTATAATCTCGAGGACCTCATGCGTCTGGTGGGGACGCTCGAGGCCGCCTACAACCACTGCATTGCCTCCATCGCTGGCGATGGCGATATCTTCTGTCTGCTAAAACATATAGCTTACGCTATAATATTAGCAGGAGAGGTGGACGGGGACGCCGCCTCGTTATATCAAATAATGGCTGTCATCACGGATGAGAAAATTCAACCGTGCGCAGCATGTAAAGGAGAAGAAGATGGCACTGTACGGAACAGACCAATCGAAATGGCAGAGTAATTCTATCACGGAGGGTGACTTCATTATCGTCAAGGCAACTGAAGGCGTGGGCTATGTCGACCCGACCTGTGATGTGAAATATCAAATGAATAAAAAGGCTGGTAAGCTCCGCGGCTTCTACCACTTCGCTCGTCCAGACCTAGGCAACTCTGCCCAGGCTGAAGCTAAATTCTTCGTCGATAACTGCAAGAACTATTTCGGCGAGGCTATTCCTGTACTAGACTGGGAACGTTCTGTCTCTAATGTCGGCTGGGCTAAGGCTTTCCTTGATGAGGTATTCCGCTTAACTGGCGTCCGCCCATGGATTTATACGAGTGCATCAGTCGTCAACGGGTATGACTGGTCGAGTGTCGCATCTGACTATGGTCTTTGGATTGCCGGCTATCCAGCCAAATACAACGTCAAGAACCCACCGAAACCAACCGCAAAAGAACTCCCATACAAGATTGGAAAGTGGAAATTCGCTGCGGCGTGGCAATACTCAAGCAGTGCTGGCACGCTGGACCGCAACATTTTCTACGGCGATGCTACTGCCTGGAATAAATATGCGGCTAAACCAGCAACGGTAGAGACGCCGGCTCCGGCCCCTGAACCAGTGGTCGTACCTGACCCAGTTCCAGAGGAGAAGCCAGCTACTGACACCCCAACAAAGAAGAATGGTTCCGATGCGCCAGAATCACAATCAACTGATACTGGTCTGACACTAGAAGAGTACGACAACTCTCTAGCTAAGATTCAGGAATCGATTGAGTTGGTTACGGACACGGCCAAGAAGTATGGATTAACATTCACTATGAGTAACAAAGTTTACGATGTATTGAAGGTTATCGTAGCCGTGGTTCTTCCAGTCATCTCAACCCTATACGTTGGGTTGGCAAACATCTGGGGCTTCGGCTTCGGTGAACAAGTAGACAAGACGATTCAGCTAATCATCGCAGCTATCAACGCTATCCTTGGTATCGCAATCGTCAAGTCTTCCAGCGACTATCACAAACAATAAGAGTAGACCCTTCGGGGTCTATTCTTAATTGCGGCGCAGATAACTCCTCACTCATATTAAAAATACGTGAAAAAAATTGTGTGTTCTATGCGTCGCAATTAGGGATAGACCCCTAGTACATTATGCTCAAAGGAGGTGGGTACCATGAGCAAGAAGAAGAAGAAAAACCGCGTAAGAATTCCGCCAGTCACTACACGCGACAGGCACCATTTGTGCTTTACTAGAGCGAAGTGGAACAAGGGATACGCTAAGGCCATCTGCAATGCGTTCGTGCGTTACGTCCCTGTGGTCTATCATCGTGAGCTTCATGCTCGTCTGAAGTTTGTGCCAATCCCAGACAACGCCCTACTCAAAGCGGCATGGGAAAAGTATCAGGCTAACAAGATTGAGATTGATTCTTACGATGCAGCGAGGGCGGCGGCCTGGCTTTACGTAAACATCCCCGACCCCGAGTTCAGAAAAGCTATGCAATTCCAAGTGGACTTCTTCGCAACAAAAAACTCCCCCTAATGGGGGAGCTTTTCGTTCTGAGTAATGACTCGGAAAGTCGAAGAATTTTTGTCCGTAGACTATTTGATATTAACATAGTCCCAAGATTTAGGGAATAGTTTTAGGGAAGTTTTTTCTTCTAATTTTCTCCCCTTCAGAAGCCAGGAATTATAGAGAGCCTGTTTTTCTATGACCGATAGTTTTGGAGCAGTACCTTTTTTGTGTTGGTCGAACAGGTCCATTAGTTGTTCCTCCTCCTCTTCATGGTGTTTTCGCATCCACCTAGCGTAGAAGAGGTAGTTCCCGTTTAAGAATCCATTGCAACGAGGACATTGCGGATGAACATTCTCCGCCACCCACCTAGTAATCCTGCATCCACGTGGAATGTAGTGGCCGCCCTGCATACAGTTCGGTCCGAAGCAGGGGAGGACGCGGCCACAAGTGACGCAGGTAGATACCCACTCGCCGTTCATTTGCCTCATTCCATCACATCTCTGGACCGTCTGAACCAGGGCATCCATCCGCTTCTCGAGCTCCTTAATCGTTGGTGTCTTTGATGAAGTTGCCATCCGACGTCCATCCTGTTCTAGCTTTAATAGTGTCGTAAGCTTCCTGGAGACAGAAGAGCGGGTCGAAGTCTAAGATGTCTGCGAGGATGATGATGGTGACAAGAGTGTCACCAATAGCATCCTGCATCTCTTCGGTCTTGTAGTGGTCACGGGTCATCTCGTGCGCCACCTCGCCCAGTTCTTCCAGAGCCTTATTGAGCTGGCGATGCGGGTTGTCGATATTATGTTCGCGCCCCCAATCAATCACCTCGGCCACTAAATCATCAGAGATGGTGCGGCCGAACAGCTCCGAGCATATCTCGTATGCTAGTGGGATGCTCTTCGTCCGTTTCCACTCATTGATTTTCTGTTCCATCGTTCATCCTCCGCTTAAACTCTTCCATGAATTCTTTCATTTGTTGCGTATCTTGTAGATTAGCTTTCATATTCCACCTCATAAAATAGCCACCCGAGCAAACCTGAGACCAGGATGGGTGGCTACTTATTTATTTTACCTTATAACGTTTGAAATAGTCTAGGAATTCCACCCAATTCTTGAACTCGATATGACGTGGGGATTCCATAATTGCGCCCGGGAGCATAGTTATGGAGTAGCGGTGGCCAGCCTTGAACATATCAATGTCTTTGATACATAGGACAGCCATGTCCGCAGGATGCTTCAGGTTGGAGAGCCCCATCGCCATGGTATTCTTCCGTGCCTGTTGGGGGGAGAGGCGGCTTAGGCTCCCGCCTATCGATGCCGCCTTCACCTTATCAGCGTGATATTCCTCCGCCCCCTTAGTCACTTTCAGATACCGGTCGAAGTCCTTAGTGAACTTCATTAAAACGGAACGACTTGAGTGTCCTCTGCAACGGCTTCCTCACCGAGGTCGTTTAACAATTCCTCGAGGTCAGCATCGTTGTTAGAGGCCGCGCCCTGCTTTACGACAATGGCACTGGCGCTGATTGCTGTGCCGCCACCGAACTTGGTGTAGTCATAGCAGTTAGCAATTATATTTACGACGGCATTATAGCCGAGGTCGTTCTGGCTTAGACCATTAAGACCAGCGAACTTAGTATGTTCGTTGAACTTGATAGTGTACTGGTCGGTCGTTTCGCCAGTCTCTTCGTTCGTGTACTGTTTGACATTGGCGATGCCGCGCTTTGGGTCGCCGTTCTTTCCAACGTTATTAAGCTTGCAGAATTCTTCAATCTGCTTTTTCTGTGCTGGCGTAAGAGCGATGGTAAGAGATGTGCCATATTCGGCGGCCTTCTCATCCTCTGGGCCAGTGTAGAATACTACCTTAGCGTCGTTAATTTTGATTTTCTTTGGGTCTTGCAATTGTTCTGGCATTGCGTTTCTCCTTTTATTATTATTTCTTCTAACCCCCCTTTCGCTCCACCATATAGATGGGGCGTTGCGAGATTAGATTTCAAGGTTGCCTCCAAAGGATTCCTGGCCGGCGTTCCTTAGGAATGTCTGCGCCAACATCACTCGTTGCTTACACAATTCAAGCATGCGGTTGCATAGTTCTGAATATGCGTACACCTCTGATAACTCGCTACGGAAGAGAGCTTTGAGGTGTTCTTCCTTAGGAGTCATGAGGTCCTTAGCTTTGATGTGCTCGAGAGTAATGTCCGCCTCTCTCTGCTTGATGTATTGGGAGAGGGCGCGAGCGTTGAGGGCGAGAGCCATGGAGTTGCTGGATGCGACCGCCGCCATCTTCTTCACTTTCGCTATTGAATCAGGCGATGGGTCGACCGGCATCTCTGCACTCATGTCAGGGTAAATCTTCTCGAGGTCTTTTTTAAGGTGCTCAATGATTTTAGTTACTTGGTCGGCTTCCATACTTCCTCCAGATATGGGCGGATGTCGATGATATCCACCTTAACTTTCTCCCAGTGCTCTCCGTTCAGCCAGCCGATAACCAGGTGGTTAATCTTGCCTCCGTTCTGTTCGATAATGTATCTATAAAAGTTCAACTGCAAGGTGTAGAGCGAGAGGCGGTCGTTCGGAAAATCTTTTCCAAGCGTGTGGCTTATCTTCTGGTGGATGTCGCCAGTCTTCCAATCATAGATAGTGTGGTTATCCTCGTCGTAAAAGTCGACTACCCCACAAAGTTGATGGGCGTCGTCCTGAACGAAATGTTCGGAATGTCCGATAACCCCAATCTCTTGCCCGAAAACTTCCTCCCAATCATCGATTATAGATTTTAAGTATTCGTTATTTGGGTCTTGTTCGTACATTAAGTGCGTCTCGATACATTTATGGATGAGCGTGCCGTATTGTAAGCTGATGTCGCCCTTCGCATCCCACCCTGCAAGCACATCGTCCGCCTCTTTGCCATCTCTATCCGCTACTTTCTGCGCTATCGCATCGCGCGGAAATTCTTTCTCAAACATGTGGGCGAAGGTCGAGCCAGACAAGTATGGCTTGCCGTTCTTGCTGTATGTGTGGTCTTCTTTATTGAATAGGACCCCGTCTCCTAATATGCTGCCTGGGCTCACAGGAGCGCCTGTGAGAGGTTTTTCCTGGCCAGACAGCCTCTCTACCAACTTTGTATTTCCAACGGCATTAGCGACGCTCTGAGCGCCTTCTAGGATATCCTCCAGGGTATCCCCGGCAATGACTGGGCGGACGTCAGTGTACTGCAAGCCAGTGACTGGGATGGTCCACTGCGCCGACTCAATCTTGTACGCCATTATTTGTCCTCCGTCATTGCGTCAGCGATTCTTAATAGAACCTCGGTGGTAGACTTATGGGTCTTCTCGGCATACTCGTGGATAGCTAGACAGATTGCGGCGAGCACGCTATCCGATTCACCATGCATAGCCATTCTAGTTTTGTCTGCGGTCTCACCGTCAGTCACACACACTGCGACGCAGATATTCTTCTTGCTCTTCTTAACCTCGTCGAATAGGTTAGTGAAAGCATCATCGAGTGTTGGGTCTAATAATTCTTTTTCGAGTTTCATGTGTCCTCCATTTCTCTCTTACATTGTTACTGCTACTTTTATCATTTCGATTAGGAACCAAACGAATCCGATTCCCAACCCCACTGCAATTAAAGTTAATATTCCCATCTCGATTTTTTCTCGAGTGGTCATCCCCTTATCCTCCCCGAAATGGGGGGGTAATTGCTTTTGTTTCATAATGATGTATGGCATTATTTGCTCCTTTACCATTCCTTTATGTCCTTATATTACTACGCCCAGACCCTTTTGTCAATAATATTTTTATCGTGCTTTATATTACTGGTACAGTTATTCCCACAGGTAAGGGTGGGCATCACCTGTGGGCTGCTCGGACAGCCTGTCCGATAACTCCATTATACCATACGTTTGATTACGGCAAACTTTTTATTTCCATCTACGACTTTGTTCTCATTGATACTCTTGGAGATAGTACTAATAGCGAGGCCGTAGTGTTTGGCGGCGGCGCGAACCGACTCAAACTCTTCCAGTGTGTAGATTTCAATCACGCGCTTTTCCATTCAGTATCTCCAGGTATTGTTTTCTCAACTCGACCTTCTCTTCTTCAGTGGAGAAGACGGCCTGTGCCTCAAGCATTTCCAGCCCAGTAAGCTCTTCCGCCCCCTCTAATGGGTCAGGCTCGGCCACGATAGACTCAAGGTCGCGGACCGCTTCGGCGTCCACCTCTCCGCACCACTTCTTCACGTCGCGCCACATGTTTTCTACCTCATTGCGCTGTGGCCGGCGGCCATTATGTTCAAAGAACCTGTACCCCCATTCGATTGCTTTGTCGTCTGGACACCCCTTGAAGTACATCTTAATCATGTTGTTGTTCAGTTCCAGGTGTCTGTACCCTGGGGCGGTATCGTCGAGCGGCCAGGCATCTATGTCGAAGTCGGGGTCAACAGACGTACGAGGTTCGGACGGACGGTTGTCCTGTTTAATCTTTGCAAAATCTCCGAACCAGGTCCCTTCCATAACATGAAGTGGGGCGATGGGGAGGTCTCTAGTAATCTTGCGGTCTCTACCATTCGGCGCCACCCAGCCATGACTTGATTTGATTTCTATCGGTAACCCATTGATTCTACGGAGGTCGGCGGCGGCAGGGATAGCGTCAGCAAACGTCCAGTAATACAAGTGCCGACCACCACTAGCCGTGCTGGCAGTCAGGGTTGGCGGCAGTTCTCCCTTTAGTTCGAGGCCGTGGATGAAGTTAACTGCATCCATGAACTTATCCCCCTCGTGGTTATCGATGTCGATAATAAAGTAAGCTATCTCATCGCCGGCTCTGTTGTATGTGCGCTTGCGCGGTGGGATTACAAACCAGTCACCACAGTTAGGATAGAAATCCTCTCGCTCCTGCCAGCTAACCCAAGTTGATGGGTCGGACCAGCAAAGTAACTTTCCCCCATAGTTGGGCATCTTCTTAAATCTTTTGGCGTCCTGAATTGGAACAACCATAAAGTCTACTTCTTCGAACTTATCCATATCAATCCTTCAATGCTTCGTTAATTTGACCATCCCACACCCTGCGGTACGGCTCTTTATTCTTCCCCCATATATCTTTATCGTCTGGGTCGGAGAAGGTAGGGATGAATAGGTCGAGCCCCTTACCATCAGAGCGTTGGTAGAAGTCTAGTATCATCGGATGATGGTCATGGTCGAAAGTGTGGCGAGAGAAGTACATCTCCAATGCGATGCGACGATACCTCTCGCCTGTTCCAGTCACATCATCTTTTTCCCTACGAAGTTCAATCACTTTGGTTGCCGCCTTAGTTAGTGTAGATGAACCACCGACTGCGGCCGCACGGTATGATGCACTCGGCCCACTACTATCCTTGGTGTTGTGCTGGACCAGGACGATGGTGGAGTTGGTATCTTCTCCAAAGGCGGCGAGCTCCTGCATGAAGCGTGCCTGGCGGCTCCACTCATTCTCGTACGGGTCACGAGTAGAGAAGTCGAATGCATAACCCAAAGGGTCGACGAAGAACAGGTTCACTCCCTTAGTCTGGTGCAGGTTGCGCATCCACCTAAGGATATTTTTTAATGTGAACTGCTGGGAGCGGCGCATCTTTTTGCTCATCGCGAACACGCATTGTTCCATGTTCGGAACTAACTTATCGAACTCTTCGTATGGATTGAAGCTCTTCCTGATACGGTTGAACGCCTCGGCCAATGAGCCTTCTAGGATAACCCAACCCTGCGGGACCTTACGGCGGACCGCATCCATCATGAACAGTAATGCAAGGGTGGATTTGTAGGTCTTTGGTTGAGAGTGGATGAGGACAATTTCAAAGTCCCCCTCCTTCCCGAACCCACCGCCAAGGTACTTGTCTATTTGAGGGACCCCGGTTGAGTAAAGGTTCGTGACGCCAGTAGTTCCCCAAGTATCAAGGTTATGCTTTTGGGCATCGGTGACGGAATCAAACTCATTGAACCCATCCGGGAGTTTGTCTTCTGTCTTAGTCATGGCTCACTCCGAAGGCGGTACCAGCATTACGGTCGTAGCCAAGTGATTGCGTCTGTGGGCGGACATTATATTTTTTGATGCGGCGGAAGGTCATGTGTTCAGTCTCACCTGTGTCTTTGAACTGCATCATTACTCTCTCGGCTGGGTCCTTGCGCCACTTTCTGACGGCTTTGTTCCACTCCTTGGGTGACACCTGATGCTTCACTGTGATGGTTTTGTCGTTATCATCTGAATCGTAGATAGTGACATCAACATGAGGGGTTGTAGGTGCAGCCATTGGAATCACGTCATCCCCACACTCGCCTGTATCTGCTGTTGTATTTGCTTTAATATGGAAATCACAGTCAGAGTGATTTCCTGAATCCACTTTCACAGTGATTTCAGGACTCACAACTTTCCACCACGTAGTAGGAGTCAATGTGCCTGGGCGGTAAGATACCTTGTGTTCTATCAATCCTTCCTCTTCAAGCTTATCGGCGAGCTTGCCAACAGTATTAGGGTGCACAAGAATCCATTCCGCTAATGCCCCTTGGTCACACCAGAACATATCATCCTTCAGCTTACCCTGCGACTTCCAATAGAAGTATTTACGCTGAAGCTCCTGATATAAGAGCGCGGCATTCACGCCCACCCTCTTGGCGAGCTCCCTATTAAAAGCTAATACTGTGTCATTTCCCATAAAGAAAACCTCCGCTTTCTGGCGGAGGTTATCGAACCGAATTGGACTAATTTTATTGTACCACATCTAATAATATGGTGCAACAAAATAGTCGGCCCGGTACCTCCGCCGGTTAAATTGTTAATCGCGCACAAGCTTCGTCTTGTCCAATTCGGCTCGTGCTTACCACTATTATACCACACATTTCCAAAATAAAAATCCCAGCTGGTTGGTTGCTGGGACTTGGAAGATTGTACATCGTGTGTTTATTTTCTCATTAACCGGAAATTCCGGGAGGTATTAAATCGCTAATAATGCTTTTTGATATCGAGAGATGTGGAGGAGCGCGGCCAACCACCGATACTCACATGTTACCATAAGCATCTCCCTTCTTCAAATTACATTCACGATGCGCGAGCTGGCAATTCTCTATGGTTGTCGTGCCGCCCTTCGCCCTCGGTTTAATGTGGTCAATCGTACAATCTTTCATGTCAGTGATGGGCTTACCGCAAATTCCGCAGACCGCCCCACCAGCATTGATGAGTTGCTTCTTAATGAACTTGAGCTGTTGGTGCTCAATATACTTCACGTCGTTTCGGTAGTTCTGCGCTACCCTATTCTTATACACTCGATGTTTCTTCTTCCGCCCGCTATACCTAGACACAACGCTCATGCGCGGTACCTATCACTAAACTCCCAATCCCATTTCTCTGACTGGCCGATAAGCTTCCCGCGCTGGACAGAAAAAAGGACGCACCCTACTCCGTACATCGTATCAGGGAATATTAAGAAGTCTCCCTTGTACGCTTTGCCCGGCTCGAGCACGCCCCAATCCCCGAAGAATGCCTCACCCTTATACGTTGCTTTCGTGTATCGCTTGATAATCATTTCTTACCTCCAAATAATTTAGCGATTAACTTCATTTGTGTTAGTGCAGGGTCATCGCTATCGACAACCTTATTCCAATACACGCACGATTTGTTTGTTATCTCGTGCGAACAGCACCCTAGTATACATTCCAATGCCTTTTTATTTTGCGCGCTAAGGCCTCTGGTTTGAGCTGTGGCGCGTTTTTTCTTTGAAGATGATACTGCTACCATCTCACCTCCTTTTGCTTAATGTCGCACAATATGAGTGCCCACCCCACCCATACTGTTATCGTACCATTTATTTCTTAGCTTGAGCTTGTTTCTTTTTGAGCCAGCGGCGGGTGTACTCTGCCTGTTTCAGACGTTTGTACTCTTTGTACTGGGTGGCGTTAAGTTTCTTACCACACTGGTCGAGTTCCTTCTGGAGACGGTCAACCTCGGCCGCAAGGTCTCTGTTCTTAATCTCAAGTTGTTTGATTGTTTCATCAGTCAAGTCCTTGACGGTGGTGTTGGTCGTAATCTCCAGTTCTTCCTCTAGCTCAAGCACTTTGTCTCGTAGGCGTTTAATTGTGCTGTTATAACTGTCGCGCTCGATTTGGAATGCGCGTTTTACATATTCTAGTTCTTTGTCCTTAAACATATTTGCTCCTTTGTTAGTTTATTCTAGGTGCTCCCCCTGTATTAGTGGAGGTAATACATGGAAAAAAGTTGGGGGAGCTAAATTTTATCCGCCAAGCTAAAATGACAAACGCTTGGCCAGTAGCCTATAAAGAATTGCAAGCCGGCTACCGTACTATGGCTGCGTCAAATTGACATTTAACTGGTTCAAAGTTAAGCGAGGCCAGCACCATCGGCTTAATTAAATCTCCTTGCCATCTCTGACACGTTCACTTTGTTTAATATCTTGTCGGATATGTATCCGTGTGTACCTTTTACCGTACCTCCTTTCACTTTAACGTCTTCAATCCTTCCGTATAACTTAATCATGCCACCCATGTCGATGCATTTACAAGTCTTAGTTTCATCGTCTGGGTCGAGACGGATGCCACGTGCTACGAACTGACACCAGATACGTAGCGATAATGATGGGCGGGCGAAGATAACACAGTCGAGTGCTGGTAGGTCGAACCCCACATTCAAGATGAGTACCTGCACCACCACCTTAATCTGTCCGTTCTTAAAACGTTCGACAATTCTGGTGCGTTCTTTCTTTCCCATCTGGCTATGCAGACTCTCGGCGCTCACTCCCCATGCTCTGAGGGTTTCCGCCACACGCTCTGCCTCTTCGATATTTGGAACTGCCACTAACACACGCTTGCACTTCCACACATCGACTGCGCCACGCACAACCTGTACTAACCTCATGCGGTTCGCGCCCCCATACTTTTCCAAGCTGTCTTCGGTGTAGTCTAGCCCAGTGCTGTTCACTCGTAGCATACTCATGTTCGCATCCTCGATATAATACTGGATTGGGCTTACGAACTTCTCATCCAAGAGTTCTTGATATGTCACGCCGCCGACCACCTTCCCCCAGAAGTTGAACTTGTCTAGCGATTTAATCACGGTGCTCTGAACCACATCGCCATTCTTCAATCGGTTGTAATTGTATGCCGTGCGGAACGCTGTGCCCGTCCACCCCATCACTGGTTTCCTAATCTGGCGGAACAGTTTCATATACATGCTGTCTTTCTTATCGACTGGTACTTGGTCTGCCTCATCCACAATCACGAGGTTGAAGTGTTGGCAATACTCTGGGTGCTTATAGATTGAACCAATCGTTGCGACCGTGATATTCGATATTACTTTCTCCCCGCAACTGGCGGAATAGATTGAGCACTCCGCCCCCACCGCTCTAATCTTCTCGGCATCTTGCTCAACCAACTCTTTATTCATACAGAGGATTAAGCACTTACCAACACGCTTGGCAATCTCGGCAATCATCCAACTCTTACCGCTTGCCTGAAACGCATCCACCACGAACGGGCGAGTGTAATTGATGTACTCGTCCATGGCGTCCTCAACGATACGTTGTTGGTACGCCCTAAGCCCCATGCTCCTCCTGCAATGCTTTGAGCTTCTCCATTTTCTTCTTCGCTCGGTAATGGCGTTGCCATACACGGTTCTTATCGGCTAAGGTTTTGAGGTTTGCCTCGTCATCATAGCCAAGCACCTCGCCAGTGCGTTCGTAGTATGCCTTCTTCATTCCCTCGCTCACTGCCTCGCCAACTGCGAACTCGTGGTAATCTTCTTCCTTCTCAATTTGATTGATAAGCTCAACCCATAGCTCGAGCTCCTCGCCTTCGAGGTTCGCCGCACACTTCTTTGCCTCCGCCATTAACAGACGGCGGACAATCTGGCTACGACTTTCCCCAAGAATATCGACCATGATACTCATCATCATCTTCTGCTTCTCGGTAATCTTAACCATTAAACTCTTCGTATAATAGAGGTCGTTATTCACATACTTATTCGCCATGCAACATCTCCGTTAAGAACTTCATTACATCTGCTTGCTTTTTGATTGCGGTCTCAAGCTCGTTCCTCTTTAGCTTTGCTACCGTTTCGTCTGCCTCACGAGCGAACTGATTGAAGTCCTTTCCAATCTGCTCCATCTCTGGCATCACATGGATTGTGTCTCCGTCTTTAACTATCTTCATTTGTTCGGACTGCATATAATTTATCTCCTTTCCTTACTAATTCAATGCTGTCTCCTGTCATCTTCCACGCATTCTGAAACGCATGGAGTAATCTCATGGTGTCGGTTGGCTTGAACTCATACACCCACACCTGCTTTATTGGTACTTGCATAGTTCTTCCTCCATTTGTTTTGTTAATGGGCAAGCGATTGCTTGAACCCCTTTACCTTTGAACTGAACGAGCTTGCCCCCGCCGTTCTTTCCCTTGGTAATTGTCATAAGCATTGCGCCGAATGGGGCTAGTTTCTTAAACGCTTCTGGGTTGATTGCGGTTTGGTCTGTTATCTCTCGGTCTTTAACCCATTCGTCCCAGAACTTAACCAAATCTACGTGGTTGCCTACATCATCGTTATGTACCTGCGTGCATACGTCCTTGGCGGTCATGCTCTTGTACAATCCGTTCAGTTGCTCTCCGCCAATCCACACATTCTCACTCATTGGGAATGGTCTAAGTCCTTCATACTCCCCCATACGAAGACGAACTGCTACATACCCATCAGTGAAGTAGATATAACCTTTATCGAGCTCCGCCCCCCACACACTCGGGCGGTCTTTAACATCTTTAATCACATCGAGGATTGCTTTAATCAGTTTCTTTTCCATGGATTTCCTCTTCTAGTTTCTTGATATCTTCAAGATAACCCTTAACCATAAAGTTTTCGTTCGGGTTTTTGTTGCCCATTCGTTTAGCCATTTCATACAGGCGGATATATTCCCGTTTAAGCTCCGCCAATTCTTCCTTCTTATTTTCCATACTTGTCCTCATCTGTAATTGGGTTTTTAATATCGCTCACATAATCCTGAATACACTCCGCCTCGAAGTCTGCTAGTGTGTCCGCCAACCAATCCTTAGCGTAATCAATCGCCATGGTATAGGTCGTATCATCGATGTCTAAGTGTTGGTCTTCAATCAATTGGTCGAGCGTTTGGGTACATGCCTCGTCGCACAAGTCGAGGAAGTTCTCGAAGTAATACTCCGTGTGCCCCTCTTCGTCCTCGCCCGCCTCATACTCGGCGTTGCTCCTGAACCAACTGCGAACTCCGTCCCAGTTCTTTGCTTTCACATACGCCTGCTCGCCCAGCTCCTGATAGAGTGGTCGTTTGAGGTCATCGATGTTTTGTTCTTCGGCTAGTAAATCCTTAATCCTACTCATTGTCTTCTCCTTTATAAGGTATCTTCGTGAAGTCTTTATTCACTTTGATTTTAATTTTGTTATGTAATGTCTCGAACCCCTCGCCCTCGCCACCATAATCCAACAACCAGATTATGCTATCGACGAGGTCGAAGTTCTCGTCCATACCCAGATTGTCTTCAAACTCTAAGATTGAATTACAATCCATTTCTAATGTCATTTTAATCTTGCTCATGTTATCTTGCTCCTTTCATGAACTTGTTATGTTCCTATTGTATCGTACTTTACTTGTTTTGTCAATACCTATTTCGTACTGATGTAGTCGCTCTCTAACCATTGCTGTATCTGCCAGTGAAGTGCGTCATCGCCCTCGCAAATCGCATCGCCTACGTCCAAGAAGTCTCGCAAGTGGTGCTTTGCGAAGTAATTTTTCAGCTCCGCCACACTCTCCAAGTCCGTGTCCAACAGCTCTACAATCTCGTACAGCACTGCCAGTGTGTAGTAATGCCACGGCTCTTTCTTCACGTCGAACTCCTGTTCAATCTCTTTGAACTCGTCATAGTACCTATGGTAAATATCTCTCATGCTTACTCCTTTACAATTCAATTATGTCTCCATCTTCTGTTATCACATTGTGCCCTTGGAACTCCAAGCGATACCACTCTTCGCCCTCTTGCCCACACTCTTTACACTTGTATGGGTAATAGCACATCTCGTCCGTGTATCTGATTGGCTGATAGTCCAAGCTCATCTCGCCACACTTTGGGCACACGCCCTGCCTGTTCATATAGTCTTCCTTATTCACTTCTAAACTCCTCTACTTGTTTATATAGTTGCTCTTGTAGTTTTAAGTTGCGGAATATCAACGGCGTACCGTCAAGGTTTTCTTTAATCCACCACGCCAAGTCCTCAATGGCGCACTCCAAATCTTCGTCCGCATAACTCGTTTCAATCTTAAACTCGTACAAGGGTTTTTCATCGCCCTGCTCGTCATAGAATTTCACGCTCCCGCCCTCAATACTGAACGGGTATGTTGCGCTGTCGTTTAACAGCTCCAACAAATCATCGGTTGTCAATTTAAGCATTACACTCTCCTTCGTCAATCAACTTAATCACTTCGTCAAGCACTTCGCCGTCCGAGTAATGCTCGTCGAACTCTTTAACCACGCCTTCCAACCAAGCGTTCTTGGTCTCGATATCAAACTGCTCATGGTCTGCTACCATATCTGCGAGCACCCTGCTATCAACGAACTTGTGCTCAACAACCTTTTTGTCTTCGCTATACTTTGCTACTCTGTACCACATATTATCTCCTTTCTTTTTCATCTAACTCTTTCAGTGCTACGTCTAGTCGGTTCTGCTCGCCAATTTCCCACACGAACCACCCATAAATGCCATCGTAGTCTTTCATATACACATACAGATACTCGCCCCAACAATCTTCAGTGCGGTGGTATAACTGTTCTAATGTATCGTCGAACTGGCTCGGACAATCCTCGCCCCTTAAACTGTATGGTCTGCAAAAGTTTCCGTCTGGCATATCATCGAACCGCTGTACGCCCTCAGGTTTGAGGTCGTTGCCCAACGAACTGATGTCTCCCAGTTTCATCAACTCCCTAACCTTTACAGGGTTATCGTAATACTTTTGTAATTTCCGCCCCACATACTCCAAGTACCCGTCGTGGTGGCAATAAATGCTTTCGAACTTTCCGTCATGTTCAATCGCAATCCTACTTCTAGTGCTCATGTTTTGCTCCTTTCTCTTTTAATTCCTTTACGCAATTCCAACAGAGTGCGCAATAATCGACGCCCTCAATATTTATTCCGTTTAATACTGCTTGGTCGCCTTCGTTATCTTCTTCCCATGGGTAATAATCTACCCACAAGAAGTCCAACTCGCTATCGCCACACTCGCCACACCTGTCGCAGGTGTTCCACCCCATTGGAGCTAGAATATCGTCTATCTCCTCAATAACTTCTTCTCCGTCATATTCGGCGCAACTAATCTCTAATTTCAAATCGTCTAGGTTGCTAATTTTGTTATGCCTTACTCGGTCTTGTAGCTCTTCAATCTTCTCTTCCCGTGTCATACCTATCTCCTTATACTTGTTCCCACTCTCCACTCGCAAGGTTCTGCTCGTATGGTCTGTCCGTGATGTTCATTGTTTTAATCGGTACAATACGCCAACTGTCTTCGTCTTCCGTGTTGTATTGCTCTTGGCTCTCTAACCAGTTCCAACGCTTTAATGCTCGGTCATAACTTTTGTAAATGCCCCCAACTTGTAGCCCACTACCATAAGTGGTGATGTTTAATACTGCGTACATCATAATCAACTCCTTAATCTGTTGTCCTTAAATAATAGTCAAGGTCTTCGCCTTTCCAGTTGTCCAAGATATAATCACGCAACTTGTAGTACAGGTCTGCGTATAGCTCGCTTAACTTGCGGTCTTTGTCCGCATGTTCCCAACTCTTCCAGTTGAGCACCATTGCTAACTCCGTGCCGTATATCTTATCGTCTTTGAAGTTGTTGAACGAACGCTTGTACGTATCTTTAACTGCGCTCGCTCCGCCCAACACGTCCGCTACTCCAAAGTCTCCCCAAAATGTTGTCTGCGGTTCATACCCTACCTGTACGAACGGCGGTACTTCCGCATATTTATTCAATGCTCCAAACATTTTATTTGCTCCTTTCTTGTTTGGTTTATACTCTTATTGTACTCTACTCTACTAGTTTTGTCAATACCTAAATACTTATCTCCCATGGTCTATTATTTTCGCTCGCCCACCGCATAAAATCTTGCCACTTGGTCTTGCTGTATATTACGCTCGTATCTTCGTTCTTCTCTTCGCAATACAGCTCGAACGTTTTCGCATTGTACTCCCCCCACTCTTTCATTATCGCTGTGCTCTCTTGTATCTGGCTCATGCTTTGCTCCTTTCTTCTAACTCCTTTAATACTTCCGCATACATAATAAAGTCTGATGTAATTGTGATGTTATCGCCTTCTTCCCACCCGTTAAAATACTCGATTGCTTCTTTTATCTCGTTGCTCATGCTTTGCTCCTTTATTAGCTTTACTTTATCTGTTGCGATTTCTTCAAACGTTTCTTGTAGTTCTTTCAAACGTTGCTCGCCGTGCCCGCCGTGCTCCATATAAAAACTCAATGCTAACAGTACATCTTTCGTTTCAAAAACTGCGCTCATGCTTTCTCCTTTTCTTTTAACTCTTTTACGTACTCTCTCGCTTGCTCCAACGTATCCCACTCGTACTCGAACCATAATATTCCGCTTGGCTCTTTCGAATATACCTTGTAGTACTTGTTAATCTCTTCGCCACTATCAACGTCAATCGTTGTACAAACTCCTATAATATATTCGTTCATGCTTACTTTCCTTTCTTATCGTTTAATCTTACAATCGCCGCCACGCTTACCACTGTCATAGCAATCATCGCTACTGCTTGTATGCTTATGTCTATATACATTGCTTGCTCCTTATATATCTAATTGGTTTAATACGTCCAACACATACTCCAACGCCTCGCCGTCCGTGAAACTATCATCACAGACTTCTTCGCAATGGCTCAAAAAGTCATACACACTAGCATAATCTCGGCGGTCATATTCTAAACCGCTTTCGTTTAAGTCTTGCTCAATCAAGCTCGCCTTGTCTTGCGGGGCGTAGTAATACGTGCTCCCGCCCACGCCGTCATACTCTACAAAAACTGCTATCTTCATCTTATCTTTCCTTAAAATATTTCTTAAACTCTTCTAAATGTTCTTCAATAAAGTCCATAGCATTGCTAAAAGTTGTAATATCATCTTCGCTATAATCTTCCCTTTTCCACATTTTGTTTTCCAGTTTTACAAGGTTATTAAAAATCTCATTACCTTTTTCCATGTCTATCTCCTTATACATAACAAAACATCTTATCTTCTTTCATATAGTAAAGCTCCGCCATTATGCCATAAGCTCCTTGGCTGTACGCCACTCGTGTATAACCTTGGCGGTCTCGGCGCTCGAACCACTCCTTGCTACCCAGTGGTTGTTCATTACACAACCCCTGTACTGCTAAATCGTGCGCCAATGCTCGCAAATCTTTTAATGTTGTCTTTATTCCGTTCATGTTTTACTCCTTTACTTTATCTCGTACTCCGCAATCTGCTTGCCGTGCGGTGCGCCGTTGTCTCGTACGCAATACTCTTCGCCGTTGTTATATCTGTACTTGTCTAACTCTTTCGTTGCGGTGTGCTCGAATAAGTACGCCATGCCTTTTTGCTCGAAAAAGTTTTTCTCTTGCCAATAAGTACCGCTCGTGTCCGTCATCAAGTCTCGCTCCAACTGCTCCTTATACTGCGGTGTCTGCTCTATCTCGTGCCACTCCGCCAATGCTTGCTTTTCTTCTTCCGTCAATCTGCGCCACCCCGTCTCGTATATCTTCAATCGTTGCCCGTCAAAATCACAAGCGTTCGCTTTCGGAAAATCAAGAAAACTGCCCGCAATCTTTATGCCGTTGCTCTGTACCTTGTCAATCGTGCGCCACTCCAACTCGTCAATGCTTTGTGTCTTTGCCTTCCAAAAGTACCCACCCCGTATCTCTGCGCCCACCGTTGCTTTTCTCTTAAAATCTGCTAGTGTCATAACTACTCCTTTACTCCTTCATAAATTCGCCACTTGCTATCTAAATCGTCCGTATCTTCTACTACCAAAATCGTGTTTTCATCGCTCCAGTTATTCTTGTAGCAAATGTCCATCATGTCATAACTGCCACGCCCCTGCGCCAATAAGCGCCCCTGTTTTAGTCCGTTGTCGTTGTATATCTTGCTTGCCATAATTGCTCCTTTACTCTTCTACGCTATCGCTTGCCAACTCAACAAGCTCCCAAATAATATCGACTAGCTCGTCCGCTTGGTCATTGTACCCGTACGTCTTGCGCACTGCTTGGTATAGTTTATCTTCTGCGCTTAATAACTCTTGTTTTGTCATAATTACTCCTTTACTTTTTCACGTGAAAATTGCGCCCCCCTACGCAATCACTCTGTACTTAATATCTTTTTGCGCTAGTATCTGTTTTAAGTCGCTCTGTTGTAGTGTCGTGGTCATGCTATACTTGCGCATATCTACTACCACTCCGCCGTCTTCACGCCACGCAATCGGTGTCCAATAACTATATAGTTTTTTGCCGTCCGTGCTTATGCTTGCGCCGCGCTCTACGAAAACTCCTGTGTCAATATCTCTTGCTGGACTACTTGCCTTGCGCCCGTCCAACCATGCCTTAATAATTTTTTCATTTTGTACTCGCATATTTGCTCCTTTCGCTTGTACTTTATGCCCTTATTTTAGCGCACTTTACAAGTTTTGTCAATACCTTAATTTTAATACTCCCAAAAATGCTTATATACTCCATGTTTTTCATCTGTTATTTTTGCGCCGACTACGTACCCTATACAGAATACAAGCGCCACGCCCCCGATTATAACTAAAAGCATTTTGCTCCTTTCCTTTATGCTTTACTTTTTCACGTGAAACCTTTTTTTCACGTGAAAAATAAAATCATAAAATACAGGGGCGACAATGCGCCGCCCCTGTTTTATCCTGTCGTTTGGTTCTACGTTTTGCGCTTGCGGTTTTACACCGCCCCTAAACCGCCCGCCACCTAGTGCTACAACAAGCGCCACGGCGCCCGCTTAACTACCCTAGACGGCGCCCCTATCAGCGCCCTAGCTTTTACCTAAAGTCAGATTGTTAAAATGCTAACCGATATTTTACCCTTACGCCTATCTAGTACAACCGTGGTTGCCTTTCTACGCATCAAAAAGATGCCGTCGATTTCGCTTACTCTATCTTTTCGGTGGAGCTTGCGCCCCTGTCATTTTAGCTTGCTCGCTTGCGGTCATAAGATTGACTTTTTATAGTATCAGACGGCGGGGGCGTGTTTTGTTTAACGTGATATGTTTATCTAGTCCGCCACGTACGGACTAAAACGCCCCGCCCTGTTTTACTTTGTCAATCTTTTTAAGGTGTCCGCTTGCTGTCAAGCTGTCTCCATTATAGGTCATAATCTAAACCCTGTCAAGTACTTTGAGCAAAAAAAGTCCAAAAAAGTCCAAAAAAGTCCGCCCCGCCCCTGTTATCCGCCCCGCCATTATATACACCGCAAAACCCCGCCCCGCCACCCTGTCCATATATACCGCCATACAGACAAGATAAAAGAATATCCGCCCCGCCACCACCCCGCCACAATCCACACAAGCGCCCATTATGTACAGCAAGCGCCACGGAGAGCCCCCCACCCCTGTTAATATTAGGAAAATGAGCGAATTTATGAGCGATATGTGTGTGGGGATACTACCTCTCCCGAGTTTTTTGTATGCATACACATATGTATGCATGTATGCATATGTATGCATATGTATGATAAAATGTATGCATAAGGAGGAAGATGGACAACACAAGTTGGAAATTGTTAAGAATAAAACCAGAAACGCACAACAAACTTAAACTTCGAGCTGCACAGGAAGGACTCTCAATGGGAGAGACCATCGATAAGCTATTGGGCGCGGAAAAAACTCTCGCGAATACAGATGAGGCCGACGCCCTTCTCGAGCAACTCGATTATCAGAACGAACACCCTGAATCAACGCTGTCGCCTGAAGACAGAGCCATTCTCGAAAATTTGGCGCCGGGGGAACTCCCTCCTTGCTGTCAGGAGATATTCGATGACCCGGAACACCCAGTCCCGACCTGTAAGCATTGGCGTCAGGCGTATGAGAATTATTACGGCCAGCGTATGTGGGGGTACGTGAATGATTTGGTTGGCGGCGGATACCGCACCTGGTTCAATAAATATGTTAAATAGGAGACTACCATGAGTGACTTACACACTACAAAAGAATTAGAAGATAGGTTGGCCGCGCTGGAGAAAGCCGTCGCCATCCTTAGTAATACCCTCCACGTCATCGACGCCACCTCCCTCCTCTCTCTTTACTCCCTAATTAAGACCGACAATCTAAGACAACCTAACTTTACCAACAACCAGGACATTATTGATTCGGGTTGTTCGGACGCGATAAATAGAATGATGAAGACCGTCCAGCTGGTTCAGTTGGCGGAATCTAAGAAAGGCAAGAATGGCAAAGAAGACAAGTCTGAAGGACGCTAAGGATTATATCGCCCTGACATTATCTGGTGCGTCGAAGAAGGACGCCGCCCGGAAAGTCCTTGGGACTACCGACTCTCAAGCTATCAGGACGATGGAGAACTCCGACGCGTTCAAATTACTTAGGACCACGATGGAGAACAACCATCAGCTCGCCCTTACCCATGAGCTCCAGACTCTCCAGACGAAGACATTGAAAGCCCAGGCGGAACTCTTGGACCAGGGGTCGGCCCTCCTATCCCAAGCTCAGACTGTAGAGGAGAAGATACAGGCGCAGGAGAATCAGCGGCGGAATCTTGAAACTTCGGTTATCGACCACGCCCAATCCTGGGCCGGCCCGGACAGGAACAAGGACGCCTCAGAAGCATCAATACTCGAAGGCATTATTATCCCGTAAAGGAAATATAATATGGTTATGAATATGTTTACTACACCAGGATTTAAGGAAGTCGATAATAAGATTGTTATGACTTCTCCTACGTTCTTCAGTTGTGGGTGTGGCGGGATTACGGCCAGGCTTAGTTCAGTCCTCGCCTACGTCCCGATGTCGGCCCGCCAATTAAACCAATGCCGACCTGCCGCCCACGTCATCGCGAAGAAGTACCTCGAGCAGGAAGGTCTTTATGACCAGATACCTCTCCTCTCTAAACACCAGTATGGAGTTTTAATCGATAACAAATTAACTGATGGGAAGCACAGGTGGGTGGACGTGATGCAGGGCGCCGCCACCTCTACTGCCGAACAATTCAAGGAGATACTAAATGTATCAAAACCTAATCAATAGCTTAAAGAAGATATTGGACTCCAAGGCCACCCAGGCCGAGAAGCTCCTGAAGATTTCTACTCTAGTTGATTTCGCTGATGGGTTGGAACGGCCTATGGGGTGGGGCGAGATGCCGGCTCGTAGGGATAGGGTAGTAGGCTCGCCTTACCAGGAGACCCCTGCCCCTGCCCCTGCTCCTATCACCGTAGATGCTAAGAATCCTACTGGTCCAGGTGCATTGATTGGCGTTGAGGATGTAAAATAAGAATAAGCACCGAGTCCTCCCGGTGCTTTTTTATTCCTTTCCATGTTATAATGGTAACAGTTATTAACTGCAAGGAGGACATATGCAGAACTTCCCACAACCACCAAAAAATATTCGTTCCCGCACCACGGGTAACCTCGAGCTTCGTAAGCTCTGGCACATCCCGGAGGCCCGCTTTATCTGGGCGCTCTACATCGAATACGAACAGGAGACCTGTGAGTTAGTCGATGACGAACCGAACTGGGACAACATCACCAAGACCGAGAAGGGTTGGCAGAACCCACAGGGTTATGTTGGCGATGAGGAATGGGGTAAGAAAACCGCCGAACACTTCGGTATCGAATTCCCTGAAGAAGAGTACCAGGGGGAATAAATGTCCCTTGACGCGATTCTGAAGAACCGCGGGATGCAAACCTTAAAAGAGTACGAGGAGTTAATTACGAATCGTACTTTTATTTCTACTGGGTATCCTGAGCTGGATTCTCTGATTCAGGCCGAACCACTGGGTGGTATCCCCCGGAATTGTATTACCGAAATCTATGGCATGAGCGCGGTGGGCAAGTCTCGCTTCTGCAAGAATATCTGCGCCCAGCCAGGCATCAAAGCTCTCTACATTGATACCGAGAACTCTCTGCCCGCGGAGGAGTACGAGTGGCTCAAGAAGCACGGCGTTGATTGTATCTCGGAGAATGTGATTGAGAGTATCTGGGGTGTCGTCAATGATATTCTTGATGACCCTGACACCTTCTATGATTTAATCGTAGTGGATTCCCTGGCCGCCCTCGTTTCAAACGTTGAACTCGCCGCCGACAACGAGCAGACCATGAGCACAGCCCTGGCCCAGGCCAAGGCCATGACGATGTGGATGAAGCAGCTCATCCGCAAACTCAACGGCTCCAACACAGCCTTCATCTTCGTCAATCATAAGAAGATATCGCCAGGCGTAGTTCATACGGTGAACACTCCAGGCGGAGCGTCCCCGAAGTTCTACTCATCACTTCGTCTCGACTTCAAGGCAAATAAGAAAGACCTCAAAGGTTCGGTCCAGAAAGTCGAGGTCGAGCTCGCGAAATCTCGGTTCTCTTCGAAGAACACTTCCATCAAAATCCCATTGGAACTTGACTATCATAAGCTTGATATAATGGAAGCATAAGGAGATTTTTAACATGAAAGATGGTATAAAAGATATGCGCCGGGCTTTAACCCCAGAAGAGGTACTACCTAATATGATGGTAGTAGAAGCCGATGACCCAGAGCAGTACGTCGAAGAGAAGGGGCTTGATGTCGCCAGCGCAATCGCTTGTCTGATAAAGGGGGAGACCGAGGGACTGGAACAGGTGACCCGCACACTCCAGTGGAATCTCGAGCTCCTATCAGACAAGGACATTGATAAATTGAAAGACATCATCGCACAGAAGAAAGCCAACATCGCTGTGCTACAAGAGATGTCAACTACGTATGATGAAATTGAGGTGGACAAGTCTGCCACCCAATCGTTAAAGAAACTATTAAAGAGGAGCAAATAATATGGCTATGTATCGCGGCCAAACAACTACTCAACAGAAAATCCAGGCAATCACCACCCTTCGTATCACTACGAAGGCTGAGGCTATTGCCTTCTTGAGAGCAATCTCGAACATCGAACTTCAGATTGCCGACATCCTTCAGCGTTCGAATATGCAGGACATCGCAGCCCGCAATCAGGTCGTTGTCCCAGTAGAGGAAGCCAAGGTGGAACAGGCGGCGCCAGTCGCCCCTGAACAACAGGAACTTCCACTCAACTTCGAAGAGGAAGAAGAGCACACTGAAGACCAGAAGAAAACGCGCGTAGAAAAACTTAAAAAGGCTACCAAGAAATAATGGCTAAGGGGAGTAAATCGAAACTGATTACTCCCCTTTACACGCATTGGGAGAAGCTCGACAAAGGAGATTTGACAGCACTCCTTCTCGACTTCTCCCAGTATTGCGCTAAGGGGAAGCTGATTATCGATAAGCAGGGGCATGCCGTCCCGTTCATTTTGAACGAGGCGCAGAAAGAAGTCGCCCGCCTCATTCTCCCCTTCATCTTCGCTAAGGTGCCTGAGCCAGTCACCCTAGTCATCCACAAGTCCCGCCAGATGGGTATCTCGGTATTGCTCGCCGCCCTGGAACAATACATCGTCTCCAGAAAGCAGAACATCAACCTGACTCACCTCTTCCCTACGGAGCAATTAGCTTCTCAGTTTTTCCAAGAGAAGTGGTTGCCCCTTATGGAAGCCACCCATCCGCAGCTCCTACCAGATATGTACGCCACCTCGAGTCCAATCCCTTACGTCAAGGTGAGGGACTTCCATGGTATCTCGATGGGGTGCAATGTTCGTATTGGTGGTGCAGAATCTAAGGCCGCCGGCCGCTCCACCACTAACCAGATTGTCATCCTCGATGAGTACGCCTTCTATCAGAACGTCTCTAATCTCGAGCGTGGTATCCTCGCCACCCAGCCAAAGACTGGCCTGGTCCTTACCGTTTACGTCTCCACCTCTAACGGCGCCAACCACTTCTATGATGTTGTCCGTCAGTCCCAGCAACCCAACTCTCGCATCAAACATCTGTTCCTCCCATGGCATATGCAGTCGGAGTATATGATTGAGCCAGACGAGAACTCTAGGTTCTACAATCTGGACACCTACGAGCCGACCGAGTATGACATGAAGCTTATGGATATATTCGAGGAACAGGGCTACCCAGAGGAAACCTGGATTCCGAAGTTGAACTTCTACGAGGCCACTTTAGATAAGGAGGCCAAGGGTGACCAGGACTATATGTTTGAGAACTACCCGTCAGAGGAAGAGGAGTCCTTCGCCGCCACCGGCCGCCCAGTCCTTCCTGCTAAGGTAGTTAATTACTGGCTCGAGCATCCGAAAGAATATAAGTGCCTTGACCAGTTCCTCGATTCAAAAACGAACAAAGTAGTGATGGGCGAAACCCCGCACAGTGCCATTCGTCAGTACATCCCTCCAACCCCTGGGCACAGGTACATTCTTTCGATTGACCCATCGTCTGGCTACGCCGCCGACCGCACCGCCGGTGTCGTGATTGATATGGCCACCAATGAAGAAGTTTGTTCATTCGTTGATTACATCGAGCAGACCGAATGCGCCGAGCTCGCCATCAATCTCGCTACCTATTACAACAAGGCGGTCATCCTCATCGAGAGAAATATGGGTGAGACCATGATTGAGTTCATCCGTAACCTCGGATATCCACGCCTCTGGCTTGACATTAAGAACTCTGGTCGCACCCTCAAGTACGGTATCAGGACCACTAACCCATTGAAGAACGAGGCAATCCGCCGCCTCAAGTTCCTGCTGAACCAGGGAATTTATAAACCTCATGACGAACTATTCCTCAGAGAGGCCCAGCATTTTAACTGGACATTGCTCCCTGGCGGTGGATATCGCGCCGAAGCAACGGGGCAGGACGAGAATGGCGACCCATATCACGACGACACGATAGCCGCAAGGTGGATATGGGCAGCCTCATTGGACATGGGTAAGTACAAAAAGTACATGGCTAAGGACAAAAATTCTCGCTCAAAGTTGTAGTAAAATGATGGTAAAGGTACAACCTTTAGCATTAAAAACTATTAAAGGAACAAACTAAATGCCACGAGCCAACAAAACTCAGAAGTACGACTATCTGATTCGCTACGTGAATGAGGCGGCGGAAGCCCGTCTCCCGCTCTTAGCTATGTGCGAAAGAGCAACCCTCGCGTACAAACAGTGTCCACTTCGCAATACATATAAGGAGAATGCCGAACAATATATCCAGAATATCGGCAACGGTAACCCTGAAGTGTTCAAATGTCTAAAGCACTTATGTAATACAATCCCTGACGCCACTAACGATACAGTGTTCAATGCCGTAGAGACGTGGGTCTCAATGGCTATGGGCGGCGCCAGCCAATTCGAATACGAACCAGCCGACGAGTTCGCAGAGAAGGACCCGGCCCTTGTCGACCGTCTCGCTGCACTCGCTAAGTATTTCCATGACGACAATAAGATTGATTCCCTTCTTCCGAAGGCTACCCGTAAGCTAGTCATGCAGGGCCAAGCGAACTTCTACCTCGAACCGCTAGATGGCGACCGCTTCAAGGTCTCTCTCATCGATGCTTACAAGATGCTCCACGACCCACGAGCCTCGAAGACCAACCGCGCCCGCTTCACCGGCTTCACCGAAGTGAAAGCCTGGTCAGAGATTAAGGCGGAGATTTATAAAAAAGGTTACGGCTATATGCTCAAGACCATCAACGATGTCGACCAATACGTTTCTGAACTTTCCGGCGCCCACCCATATCGCTGGGCAGACGAGATTACTTCTGACCTCAACACTTTCAAATCTATCTACGCAATCGACCCAGTAGGCGATTCTAAATCCGTAGACAAAGACGGTAAGGAAGTATCCCCGAAGGAGCCTGGCTACAAAGGTGAGGACGTCGAGGTCGCATACATCTGGGACCTTATCTCAAATGTCTATGCTGTTATTATCAACCGCCGCTTTATCGTTCAGCTCGAAGACGACAAGCTCAAGAAGACGCTAGAAGTTAAGTATTACGATTCTGAAGGCAAAGAGAAAACGCGCCCTGATACCGTTCGCATCGACTCCCCAATCGTTACCATTCCATTCATTGACGCCGATTGGGAAACCTTCCCAGTATCCCCGCTCTTCTATTGCTTGGATGACTTTGACGCCATCTGTTCAATCGAAGCAGTGATGAATCATAACCTCTCAATCATGGCGCCAATCACCTTCATGAGCGCATCGTATGACGCAGAGCAGTTCGAGAAGTTATCTCAGGTAGCTGGCCAGATTGTGGAAGGTACGCTCCAGACCTTTGGCGTAGTGAACAAGAGTCACGATATGTCCGCCTGTCTCACTGCTATCGAACGCCGTGAACAGAGAATCAAGCGTATGCTCGGCGCTACCGACCAGTTCGAACTTCAGGCTATGATTGGTAACCGTGCCACCGCCGCTGAAACCTCCGCTATGGTTGGTGCAGTCTCCCAGCGTATGAACGCCCCGCTCGCCAACATCGAGGTTGGTATGTCTGAACTCATTCAGAAGATGTTTGCTATGACCTTAATCTACAATAAGAAAGAAGACATTACCTTCCCATACGAAGG